AAAAGTTAAAAAACCTTTTGCGAGAAAAATTCAAATCCTTACTGTCGGTGAACAAAGAGCTAAAGTAATGGGTAAAAGTGAAGTTGCTAATATTTTCAAAAAAGGTAAAGATAGTATAAGGAAACAACATGGCAAAAAAAGGACTTAGATCTTGGGTAAAAGAAAATTGGGTAGACATAGCCAATAAAAAATCTGATGGTTCTTATCCTAAATGTGGTAGAAGCGGTGGAGAAAAAAGAAAAAACTATCCTAAGTGTGTCCCCATAGCAAAAGCAAGAGCCATGTCTAAAGGACAACGTGCAGGAGCAGTGAGAAGAAAACAAGCAAAAGCAAACACTGGTCCGACACCTTCAAGAGCAGCAACATTTGCCAAGAAAAAAACTAGCAGAAAAAATAAAAAGTGACGTAATAAATTGGTCTAAGACTGTTTTAGAACCAATGAATAAACACTTAGGGTTTCCTGCATGTCCTTTTGCAGCTAAATGGAGAAGAGATAATAAACTTAGAATTGAAGTTCGTATGAATAAATCCAAATACGAAAAACAGTTAACTGATGTGCTTAAATCTTGGAATAAAAAACAACACGATATAATAATATATTGTGATCCTTTTTTTGAACAATATGATCCTGAAAAATTTCAAGAAAAAATAGATTTCTATAATAAAACCTACAACAGGAAAGACGTATATTTTATGGGTTTTCATCCTGAAAATCCGGCTGATGCGGATGAGCAAGAGTTTTTAGTAGACCCAACTGATGAACCGGTTCAACACGGAGACTTAGAATATTCTATGATGTTAATACAAAAATTCAAACAGCTTTATGAAGCAAGTTGCAAACTACACAAGATAGGTTATTATAGAAAATGGCCTGAAGAATACTACGAAGAAGTGGTAGCTGAAAGGCAACGTACGTACGAAAAACTTTTTAAAAAAGGAGTAAAGTCATGATGGCAAAAAAGAAACAAGTAATGAAGAAAGGTGGCATGGCCAAGAAAAAGCAAGTAGCTAAAAAACGCGGCGGTGGCATGATGCAAAAAAAGATGGGTGGAGGAATGATGAATGTTTCACCTAGAAAAGCAATGGCTATGGGAATGATGGACGGTGGCATGGCCAAGAAAAAGCAAGTCGTTAAGAAAAAACGTGGTGGTGGCATGGCCAAGAAAAAGCAAGTTGCCAAGAAGCGTGGCGGCGGTATGATGAAGAAAAAGTAATCAAATGGCTACCTCTGGAACAACCACTTTTAATTTAGATATAGATGACGTTGTAGAAGACGCTTACGAAAGATGTGGCGTTGAAACACGTTCAGGCTATGATTTAAAATCAGCTAGAAGAAGTTTGAATATTCTTTTTCAAGAGTGGATGAACAGAGGTATTCATTTATGGAAAGTAGAAAATGAAACTGCTAATTTAACAGCAGGCACAACTACATACACTGCTCCAAGTGATGCAAGTGATGTTTTAGAAATGACTTTTAGACAAATATCAAGTGGTACAACAACTGATACTACTATGACTAAGATATCACGATCAGAGTACCAGGCTTTACCTAATAAATTTTCTCAAGGACAGCCCACTCAATATTATGTTGAGAGAAATCTGTCAAACGTTCAAATTAATCTTTATCAAACACCTAATACAACAGATACTCAAATCAATTATAATTACATAGGAAGAATACAAGATGCTGGAGCATATACTAACCAACCCGATGCTCCTTTTAGGTTTCTTCCTTGTATGGTATCAGGTTTGGCTTTTTATTTGTCACAAAAGAAAAATCCTCAAATGACTCAAGCTTTAAAACTTTATTATGAAGATGAGTTACAAAGAGCCTTAACAGAAGATGGTCAAAGAGCTTCTGTGCATATTGTTCCTCAAAATTATTATGTAGGTTCATAAAATGGCTACCTTCGCAACAGGTAAATATGCAGTAGCAATTTGTGATAGATGTGCTCAACAATATAAGTTTCTTGAATTAAGAAAAGAATGGAATGGTTTAATGACTTGTCCAGAGTGTTTTGAGCCTAAACATCCACAATTAGATCCAGCATATCATTCAGGAGATGCTCAAGCCTTACCTTTCGCTAGACCTGCAAGAGAGGAACCAGTAATTGTTTTTGTTGGAGGATCCGGAGACAGTTCTTTTACTTCGAATGGAATGCAGCCATCTAATGAAAGTAGATCATTGATTATCGGTTCAAGTATTGGTAAAGTGACCGTGGTAATATCATGAATTATTCTGAACTTTTAGATAATGTAAGAAACTATACGGAGGTCACAAGTGATGTTCTTTCTAATGCAGTTGTTAATGTTTTTATAACTAATATAGAAAACAAAGTTGCTAGACAAATCGATACTGACGATCAAAGAAGATATGCCACTACAACTTTTGAAGCTAACAATGCTTTTTTGGATGTTTCTGGTCCAGAGGGTGGTTTTAGATTTGCTAGAGGATTACAAATTGTAGAAACTGATGGAACTAGAACTTGGCTTCAACAAAGAGATGCCACTTTTATGGATGAATATTCTCCTGAAAGATCTACAACAGATACGAATTTTACAGGAAAGCCAAAGTATTGGGGAAATTGGGATGCAACTACTTTGGTTGTAGCGCCTACTCCAAACACAGCTTACACAGTAGAGATGTGGTATGATGAAACTCCACAAAGATTAGGAAATGGTTCAGGCACAACAACTACTACAACTTTTCTATCAAATAATGCTCCTGAAGTTTTAATATACGGAACTTTATCAGAAGCTTTTTCTTACTTGAAAAACGCACAAGATATGCAATTATACGAAGGTAAGTACCAAGTAGCTCTGCAAGATTTTGCACAAGAGCAAATGGGACGTAAACGTAGGGATGAGTATCAAAATGGTGTGTTACGAATTCCAATGAAATCGCTAACACCATAAGGGAGTAACTAAAAATGGCAATAAATCAAGCAGTCTGTGCTTCATTTAAAAAACAGTTATTAGAAGGGGATCATGATATTGACAATGATACAATTAATCTCGCTCTATACACAAGCTCTGCAACTTTAAATGGAAACACAACAGCCTATTCCGCAACAAACGAAGTAGGCGCATCAGGAACATATGCAGCAGGTGGTATTACTTTAACAAGTCCAACTATCGGCTTAACAGCAACTAGCGCAACAGCTTCAACAGCATTTGTTGATTTTGCAAACGCAAGTTTTACATCAGCAACAATATCTGCTCAAGCAGCTTTGATCTATAATAGATCTTCAAGTGCTACAAACGCAGCTATTGCAGTTCTTGATTTCGGAAGTGTAAAGACATCAACAAACGGTACATTTACAATCGCATTTCCAACTAACGATGCTTCAAGTGCTATACTAAGACTTTCATAGGAGGTCTAAATGACCACTTATACAGTCACGGTAGTCAGCACCGGTGGTGGTAATAAGTATTTTATTGATGGTGTACAACAAGCGAGTGTTTCGCTTATCATCAATAATTCATTTACTTTTAATCAAAATGATGCGTCAAATGATGGGCACCCTTTACAACTAAGTGAAACATCAAACGGAACTCATAATTCTGGAACTAGGTACGATACAAATGTAGTTTACGAGGGAGATGGCTCTACCGTCTCCGCTTCTGATTACGTATCAAACTTTAATTCATACACAACACGTAGTGTTACGATTTCTGTCGTAGCAACAACTCCTAGTCTATTTTATTATTGCTTTTACCACTCAGGAATGGGTGGTTCTGCTGCTGTAACAAGTCCTTTAGAGGGTTGGGGAAGACAAGCATGGAATGATGGATCTTGGGGTGCACCTGCTCCTATAAGTGTAACAGGATTATCTTCTTCTTTTACTTTAGGAACTGAAAGTGTAGAGGCTAATGCTTTAGCAGAACCTAGTGGATTGTCGATGACAAGCGCATTAGGAACTGCGGTTGCATCACAAGAATCAATATTCACACTTACAGGTGTATCATTCGAAACGCAACTTTCTGGAGCATTAGCAATTGAAGAAGGTACAGGAGTTGTCTTGCCAAGTCTTTCTATGGCTTTCACTGCAGGTGATGAAACTGCTTCAGGAACAGTAGACGCAGGTTGGGGTAGATCTACATGGGGATCTTTTGCCTGGAATGAAAATATAGAATTTATTACAGAAGTTACTAGCGTTGCGATGTCTACTACGTTAGGCACATTAGCAACAGAAGTAGGAACGGGCGTGATTGTAACACCGACACCGGTAACCATGTCAATTGTTTCTGGTTCATTAAGTGTTTCTGGAGCTACAGCTATAGTCAATCCTACTCCAGTCACAATGAGTATGGCTCTTTCAGGAGCTACTGTATCTGGTGAAGGTAGCGTTGCAGTAGTTGCTCCATCCGATCAATTAGACTTTAACATAGGTTCAGTAACTATTGATATATTTACACAAGTAAACCCAAGTGCAGTCACAATGACCGCTACTGCGGGAACTGCAACAGTTGTAACAGTAGCTGATACTGTTCCTACTGGAGTTAATGTGTCTTCTACCTTAGGAACACCTACAATAGAAGTAGGAACTGGTGTAGTTGTGAACCTTTCCACAGTGGCCTTATCTTTTGCTGAGGGAACGACATCAACAACAGGAGGAGCCACCGTTAATGTGACTGGTATTGATTTATCAATAGTTGCAGGAAACCCATTTGCAACACCTTGGGCAAATGTAGTAACAGGTGCAAGTAATACTTGGACAGGGGTAGATGCAGCATAAAAAGTGTTGCTTGAATAACAAAAAAAGATATATTTTAGGAAGGTAAAAACATGGCAAGTACATTTTCAGATAGACTTAAACTAGAACTCATGGCTACTGGCGCTAATGCCAATACATGGGGTACAAATACTAATAATAATTTAGAGGTTGTTGACGCTTTTGCAGCAGGTTATCTATCTAAATCAGTTGCGGGTTCAGCAAATATAACACTTTCTACAGCTAATGCATCAGACACTGCTGAGTCTTCAAATAAAACAATAGAATTAACAGGCGCTCTTACAGGGGATATTGTCGTATTTATTCCTGCGGTTGAGAGTGAATATAACTTTTTTAATAATACCACTGGTTCTCAAACTGTAACTATTGCAGCAACAGGGTATCAAGCCGCCGGTGTTGTTATTACTCAAGGTGCAAAGACAACAGTGTATTGTGATGGTGCATCAAATTATAATGTAGAAATTATTTCATCCACAGACGCTGCCACAGGACTTCAAACTGGCACAGTTGCTAGCGCAAGACTTTCAGGTGCGTACACAGGTGTTACAGGTTTAGGAACATTAACTGGTCTTACAGTTGATGGTGATGCAACTTTAACAGGTGCTAGTTATAATGCAGCATGGGATAAATCAGACAATGCCTTAGAGTTCGCAGACAATGCCAAAGCCTCATTTGGTGATGGTGCTGATATGATTATTTTTCATGACGGAACAGATTCTATTATAAAAGAACAAGGTGGTGGCGACCTTATAATAAGAAGTGAAGCTACTATTAAATTTCAAAATGAAGGCGGTACAGAAACTTATGCAAACTTTAAACATAATGATTCAGTAGAACTTTTCACTAATAATACAAAAGTTTTTCAAACACTTGCAGCAGGTGTAGAGGTTCTAGGTGAGTTAAGAGCGACTGGAGATGTTACTGCTTTCTATTCTTCTGATGTAGCTTTAAAAGAAAATATTCACAATATATCTTCCCCTATGGAAAAAGTGCAAAATCTTAACGGTGTGCTTTTTGATTGGAAACAAAACTATATTGACGCAAAAGGTGGAGAAGATGGTTATTATGTTCGTAAAACAGATGTGGGTGTTATAGCTCAAGATGTTGAAAAAGTTTTACCAGAGGTCGTAGGCACAAGACCTGACGGAGTAAAAGCCGTAAAATACGATCGTCTATGTGCTCTATTAATTGAATGTGTAAAGGACTTACAAACTCAGGTTAACAATATCAAGAAGGGAGAATAAAGTATGACTACACCCTCAGGTCAAATTAGCCTTGATGACGTTAACACAGAATTAGGTATTTCTACTGGAACTCAAATTAATATGGGGGCTACAGATGTTAGAACCCTAGCAGGAGTTCCCTCAGGTGAAATTTCTATGGCCGATCTTCAAGGAAAATCAAACGCACAATTTCTTGTAGCTTCTGGTGGTTCTACCACTACTAGTGGTGATTTTAAAATTCATACCTTTAATTCTTCAGGAACTTTTACAGTAAACCAAGCCGGTAACGCTGCAGGATCCAATAGTGTGGAGTATCTAGTTGTTGCAGGTGGAGCAAGTGGAGGAGGAGAAACTGGTGGAGGCGGAGGAGCAGGTGGATATCGTTCTTCTGTGACAGGCGAAAATTCTGGTGGAGGAGCATCTGCTGAATCTGCTTTAGCTGCACCCGCAGGTAGTTACACCGTAACAGTGGGAGGCGGAGGAGCAGGAGTAGGTGGTCAAACTAATGGAAATAATGGGTCAAACTCTGTTTTTGCTAATATAACTTCTAACGGTGGTGGCTATGGTTCTCATCACCCTGGTGGTAACGGTGGTTCTGGTGGTTCTGGCGGTGGTGCAGGTTATGGTCGCACAGGTGGTTCTGGAACAGCGAATCAAGGATTTGATGGTGGTGATGCTTATGGTGGACCACCATATGCCGGTGGCGGCGGTGGTGGCGCTAGTGAAGAAGGCAAAATAGGATATAATTTTGGTAATAGTGCAGGAGGTGCCGGAGTCTCATCAAGTATTACTGGTTCATCAGTCACAAGAGGTGGCGGCGGGGGTGGTGGTACATACAACAACCCTTCATTTGGAGCCGGTGGTGCAGGTGGCGGCGGTCGTGGCGGCGGTGGTGGCTCTGGTCCACAGTCAGGCTCATCTAACACAGGTGGCGGAGGCGGTGGTCAAAGAAACAACCAACCCGGTAGTGCAGGCGGTGGCTCTGGAGTAGTAATTGTTAGGTATAAATATCAATAGGAGTATGATGTGTCTCATTTTGCAAAAATAGAAAGCAATATCGTCACTCAAGTGATAGTGGCAGAACAAGATTTTATAAATACTCAAGAAGGAACTTGGGTTCAAACTTCTTATAATACAAGAGGAGGTGTTCACTATCAACCCAATAGCAATACACCAAGTGAGGATCAATCAAAGGCATTAAGAAAAAATTATGCAGGTATTGGGTATACTTATGATTCTACAAAAGATGCTTTTATTCCTCCTAAACCCTTCGAATCTTTTACTCTAAATGAAACTACTTGTTTATGGGAAGCTCCAGTCTCTTATCCTACGGACGGAGAGGCTTATGTTTGGAATGAAGATACTCAATCGTGGGATGCACATCCTGATTACTAAACTAGACATTTTTTCAATAATCATTATAAAAGAAGTTAGAATATTATAAGAAGGTAAGATAATGATTAAACCAGAAGAATTAAAAGATAAGAATTTTAAAATATTTTTAGGAATGCCTATGTATGGTGGCATGGTTTCTGAAGCAACAGTTCATGGCTTATTAGAGATTCAACAATGGAGCATGGCCAAAGGCGTTGGTCTTAGATTTCAATCAATGGGTAACGAAAGTTTAATTACTAGAGCAAGAAATACTATTGTTTCTATGATGATGGATGAAAAAGACTACGTAGCTACACATCTTTTATTTATAGATGCAGACATAGGATTTAGTTGGCAAAATATTGAAAGACTATTATGCGCTGACAAGGATGTAGCTTGTGGTATTTATCCTAGAAAACACATTTATTTAGAAAAAGTAAAAGGAATTTTAAAAGAAAATCCAGAGGCTACTTCTGATGACATTGAAGCTAGAGCCTTGGGTTACAATGTTAATTTTGATGATCCTCTTAATTTAAAAGGTGAACAAGGTTTCTTCCCTGTACAAGAAGCAGCCACTGGTATGATGTTGGTTAAAAGAGAAGTGTTTCGCACTATGATGAAGAAATTTCCAGAACGTAAGTATGAGTCTGATCAAATAGTAAATGGTGGATCTTACAAGTCTGACAATTGTTATGATCTGTTTGCTGTAGGACCATACAAAACTAAAACAAAAGAGGGTCAACCACAAATCAGGTATCTATCAGAAGACTATTACTTTTCTAGACTATGGCAAGAGTGTGGTGGTGAAATTTGGGCAGACTTAGCTATGCCTTTGACTCACTTTGGTAATCGTGCATTCAAAGGTCATGTTGGATCTTTAGTTGCACAAAGAAAATAATGATTGATATTAGATATGATTTTATTCCTTATATAGATCAAGTTTACAGTTCATGTAAAAATAAAATATCTCTTTTTAAAGTAGAAGATCATTCTGAACTTAATAATCAAGAAACAACAGACAGTTGGCCGGGTAAAAGAAGTTTAAATCTATCTGAGGTAGAACCTTTTTTATATTTACAATTAATGCACTTAATTGAAAGTAAGTTTAATTTAGTTTTATCAAATTATAAATCTATAGACGCATATATTCATTTAAGACTGAAAGAAGATGATACTAAAGATTGGATTCATATAGATCCAACAGACACTATATTAATTTACTTATCTCCTACTAATTTATTTTCTGGAACATCTTTTTATTCTGATGATGAACAAGAAATATCATCAGTTAAATTTGTTCAAAATTGTGGGTTATTTTTCAACGGTCAAATTAAACATAAATCACTGTCTAATTATGGAGAAAATTTAGAAGACGGTAGAATGACCATTAATATTTTTTGTAAAAAATGAAAATTAAAGAATACGGTAAAAACAACTTTATACTAGGTTCATATATATCAGAGGATCTGTGTGATGAGTTAATAGATTATTTTAAATACAATAAAAAATATGCTGTTGAAGGTAGGGTTGGTAAAGATGAAGTAGGTATTATTGATTCTAATATTAAACAGAGTGTCGATTTATCTTTAAGTCCAGGTAATTTTGATGGAGTCATAGGAGAATATAGAAAAAATCTTCAAACAGTTTTAGAAACTTATATAAAGAATTATCCCACTGTTGAGCGTACAGATGTATTTAATATTACTGGTAATTATAATTTACAATTTTATCCTAAAGGTGGGGGGTATAAAACCTATCATTGCGAAAGCCTTAATAAAGAGACTATGCACAGACACCTTGTTTTTATGACATATTTGAACGATGTAGAAGATGGTGGCACTGAATTTTTACATCAAAATATACAAACAAAAGCTGAAAAAGGATTGACCATAATTTGGCCTACAATTTGGACTCATACTCACAGAGGAATTGTGAGTAATACCAAAGAAAAATATATAATTACAGGATGGTATACTTACTTTTAATTTATAGAAAGTATAGTATATTGGTTCGATGCCCTTAGTTAATTTTAGACCCGCACCTGGAATCAATAAAGAAGTCACCGACTACACAGGCGAAGGCAAGTGGACGGATGGCGATAATGTACGTTTTTTTCAAGGACTGCCACAAAAAATCAAAGGATGGGAGAAATTTATCTCTACAACCTTGGTCGGTGTTGCACGTGATATGCATGCTTGGGTAGCCTTAGATGGCACAAGATATAATGCTGTAGGCACTGATAGAAAGCTCTATGTCATTCAAGAGGGTCTAGCCTACGACATTACTCCAATCAGAGAAACACAAGCTCTTACTAATCCTTTTACAACAAGTGCATCAACTTCCGTTGTGGTTACCGACACAGCTCACGGTGCACAAGCAGGAGACTTTGTCACCTTTGATTCATTCTCAGCCATAGATGGTTTAGATATGAATAAAGAGTTTGAAATAACTTCTGTCGCAAATAATAATGCTTACATAATCACAACAACTGCTGCTGCTTCAGGATCAACTGCGAGTGGAGGAGGTAGTGGTAATGCGAAGTATCAAATATCAATAGGTCCTGAAGTATCTACTTCAGCTTTTGGTTGGGGTACAGGTGCATGGAATGTATCTACATGGGGTACACCGAGGTCTACATCTAATGTAACGTTAGAGGCAAGACAGTGGTCATTAGATAATTTTGGTGAAGATTTAATCGCTACTGTTTTGAATGGTGGGGCTTTTCAATGGGATACCTCAGCAGGAGTGGCCACAAGAGCAACCGCAATATCTGGTGCACCTACAGCTTCAAGATTAAGTTTAGTTTCTACTCCCGACAGACATCTTCTTTTTATGGGCACGGAGAATACGATTGGCACAACAGGTTCTCAGGACGACTTGCTTATAAGATTTTCTAGTCAAGAAGATATTACAACTTATCAACCAACAGCAGAAAACACAGCAGGTTCTTTAAGAATTGCTGACGGATCACGTATCGTAGCCGCAGAGCGATCAAGAGGTCAGATACTTGTTTGGACAGACACTTCTTTACACTCTATGCAATTCATTGGTCCTCCTTTTACTTTTGGTTTAAGACAACTTGGTCAGAACTGTGGGATTATTGGTAGTCATGCAGGTGTAGATATCAATGGCGTAAGCTATTGGATGTCGCAAGATTCTTTCTATTTATTTGATGGTACTGTCAAAAAGCTACCTTGTACTGTCGAACAATTTATTTTTGATAATATAAATGTGACTGGAGCAGAAAATGCTTTTGCTGGGCATAATGGTGAGTTTAATGAAATCATGTGGTTCTATCCTAGAACAGGATCAGACACAATTAATGCTATAGTCGCTTACAACTATTTGGAACAAACTTGGTGGACGGGAACTTTAGATAGAACGACTTGGATTGATAGAGAAGTATATGATAATCCAGTTGCCTCAGACTACTTACCGACGACTACAGCTAATAATGAAACAATTTCTGGTTTAACAGACGGTGCAACTCAAATGTTTTTACATGAAACAGGTAATGATGCAGATGGAGCAGCTATGACTGCTTTTGTTAAATCAGGTTCTGTAGAAATAGGTGAGGGTAATGATATTCTTATGGTACAAAAACTTATTCCTGATGTACAAAATCAAGCAGGAACATTAAACATGAACCTAGAATTCAAATATTATCCAAACAATACCACAAGTGTTACAAAAACTGCTACTTTTACTGATGCTACAGAGTTTGTTAGTTTAAGAGGTAGAGGCAGAGAATTTACTGTTAATGTTGTTTCCAATACTACAGGAACAGCTTGGAGATTAGGCACGCAACGTTTTGATATACAACCTGATGGTAGAAGATAATGAATCCTTTTCAAATACTACAAGATTGGAAATCTAAACCATACAGAAAAACAAACTATGAAAACATACACGCTTTTTACGACGATCAAAAATATATTAGAATGAAACCTAAATCTGGAATATCTTTAACTTCAGGCTTTTTACATTTAATATTAAAACATCCTAAAGAATATGTGCATCAAAATATTAAACTAGAAAGTGAGGTTACCTTGAGAAATGACACACATAATGTATTGTATTATACATTGATCGAATCATTATTATTCAATGATGAAAAAGAATACAAATTACATGTTAAAAATGGTACACTTGGGAAAGAAGAAAATTGGCAAAATTAACTTTACAAAGATTTCCAGATCCAAGACCAGAGTATGATGCTCAACAGTCTGCTGAACTTATAAGACAATTAGAAGAAATGATACAACAGTTGAACACTCAATATACACAAGACACGCAGGAGGAGTCCACAAGAAGATCGTGGTTTTTTAGTTAATGGCTGATGTTTTTAAAAGATTTATTGCAAACTTAACAACCACAGATTTAACGACTGTCTTTGAAGTGCCTACTGCAAATGTTGCAGCGACACCACCTGTGCCAGTATCTACGTTTATAGTCAAAACTATCAATACTCACAATTATGACGGATCAAGTGCAGTTACTGTTAATGTTGATCACAATAATGGTAGTTCAGACTTTCAAGTATTTCAAGTTGATGTATCTGCGTCTGATACAAATACAATAAGTACAAGTATGGTTTATCAAGAAGGAGATAAAATGAAATTACAAGCAAACGCTGCCTCAAGAGCAGTGGTTGAAGTATCTGTATTAGAGGTCAAGCAACAGCAATAATGTATTTATTTACATAATGATTTTACCTAATGACTTTTGGTTTTTTGAAAGTGCTCTTAATGAGAAACAATGTAATGAAATACTTGAACTAAAAGAAAAAAACAAATTTCAAGAAGGAGTTGTTGGAGAAAAAGATGAGATAAAAAAATCTAAAAGAACATCTAATATCTTTTGGACATCCGAATCTTTTATCTATGAATACATAAGACCTTATGTCGATGCTGCTAATAAAAATGCAGGTTGGAATTTTGATTACGATCATGGAGAAGCTGCTCAATTTACTGAATACGGAGAAGGACAATACTTTCATTGGCATACAGATGCTTTTGCTCGGCCTTGGAATAAACCAGAATATCCATCTGTTCATGGTAAAATAAGAAAACTTTCTGTAACAGTTACTCTTTCTGAGCCTGAGAACTATGAAGGAGGCAACTTAGAACTTGCTCATTTAAATCCTGAAGAAGAAAATAAAATTTTTACAAGAGAAGAGTTTAGAAAAAAAGGAAGTATTATAGTTTTTCCCTCTTTTGTTTGGCATAGAATTACTCCTATCACAAAAGGAATTAGAAACTCTTTAGTTATATGGTGGTTAGGACAACCTTTCAGATAATAAAACCTATTGATTTCCTAGTTTTTCGACTATAAAACTATAATATGGCAAAAATTGTAGACGAACCAATAATTTTACGTTATGACGATATTGGTGGTAAAAAAATTCCTGTTTATAGTGCTAAAGTAGAGACAACCATTACTAATACTAGAACAGGTCGAGAGTATAATTCACACGAAGAATGTCAGGCCGATATTGACAATTCAGAAACAGACACAACAGAAGCAGATATTAGAAGAGATGTTCACGTAACAGCTCCCAATGTATTTGCAGGAGCACATACGTTACCAGAGTAGAGAATATGCAAGAAAAGGAATACGCACAAGTTTATGAAATGGGTCTCGGATCGCTGATCGGGGATTTTTTTCAAAATGTTAAGGATACTGTCACAGGTGTCGCAAGAGCTGTAGCTCCTGTTGCACCTTATGTATTACCTTTTATTCCAGGCATTGGTCCGGTAGCACAATTAGGAATAGGTGCTGGACTAGGTTTAGCGTCTGGTCAAAAACCATCTGAAGTTGCAAAAAATTTAGCGCTACAAACTGCTCTGACCGGTATCACTGGTGGGTTCAGTAAAGGAGCAACAAAAGTTCCTGTTAATACAAGTGCAGCGACAGTTCCAGCAGTCACACCCGCGGTTGCTTCTGATACAACTTACGCAAATGAATTGTTAGGATTTTTTAATGATCCTAAAAATGTTCCAGGTGTTGCTCCTTCAAATTTATTACCTACAGGTATTGAGCAAGTTGTTTCAGAACCAAGTTTTCTTCAAACAGCAGTCGATACAACTAAAGATTTCTTTACAGAAGGTATAGGATCTAGGTTAAATCCATTTAGTGATGCTTCTAAAATGAATCCTAAATTTCTTCAAGGTTTAGATATGGGCTTTACAGAAAAAGAATTATTTAAAATGGGTATCAAACCCGAAAGAGATTTTATAGGACGGATTGCTCCAATAGCTACTTTAGCGAGTGCAGCCTTACCTTTTGTTTTACCTAAAGATGAACCAGAGATAGATGACACTGACTATGTGCAACAAGCAAGAGATGATTTTTATATTTCTTATGCCGCGGATGGTGGAGAGATGACAGGTGGTGTCGCTGATAAGGGTCAAAAAATAGAACATCCCAATGGAAAAGTAAAAGAACATCCAAAACGTATCGGTGAAATTGCAGGAGCTGGAACGGGAACTTCTGATGATATTCCTGCAATGTTAAGTGATGGTGAATTTGTAATGACTGCTCAAGCTGTTCGGAACGCGGGTGGCGGATCGAGAAAAGTGGGAGCACAAAACATGTATAAATTAATGAAAAGTTTAGAAAAAGGTGGTAGTTTATCTGAACAAAGTATGGGCATGGTAGGGAGAGCATAATGGAAGAAGAAATTCAAGGTAAATATTTAGGATACTTAGACAGTATTCAAGACCTTATTAAAGATATTCAAGCTGGTAATGTTCAAGGTATTCCAGAGCAAAAATTAGCTGAATTAAATAATCTTTACCAACAAGCTCAAGATAGAGCTACTCAAGGCCTTGGGGCCTTTGAACCTTTTGTTGAAAGAGGTCAAGAAACAATCGGTGAGGGGGTTTCCTCCATTGGAACAGGGCGAGATGTTTTAGGTGAAGCAGCCGATGTTTATCGAGGATTAGCGACTGCTCCTACAACAGAACAGATTCAACCTTTTATCAACCCTTATCAAGATGCCATCAGAGATGAAATTAATCGTGCTTATGACATAGCTTCCAATGAAGCTGCAGCCGGTGCGATTGGAGCAGGAGCTTTTGGGGGAGGTCGTGAGGGCATTCAAAGATCTCAACTAGAGAGAGATAGAGCAGGAGCTTTAGCTCAAGCACAAGGGCAGGCTTTTGAAAAAGGTTTATCAAACTTTTTAGCTTCTCAACAAGCCGCTGCCGGTGGATTAGGAAACGTTGCAGGACAGTTCGGAACTTTTGGAACACAATTAGGTCAAATAGGTGGTGGACAGGCGGGACTTGGTTTTGACGTGCAAAGAGGAGGACTTGCAGATATCAGCACCTTACTTGATTTTGCAAACTTACAACAGCAACAACAACAAAAAGGTTTGGATGTGGATTATTCTAATCAATTGGCTCAGTATCAACGACCATTCACAGAATTAGGTTTCTTAGGTTCAGCATTTGGTTATGCTCCATCAATACCTTCTTATACACCTGCTGGTGGAGGTGGTTCAGTATCTCCATTACAACAAATTATTGGTTACGGTTCATTAGGGCTAGGAGCACTTAGTGGATTAAAAGGATTGCAAGGATTGTTTTAATGATGAATGAGGTTATGCAACGACCTATGTTTAGACCACGAATTGTGAGAAGACAAACAGGTACACCTATAACAGGTGAAGAAAAAGATATTTTAAGATCTGAATTTGGTGCTACAGAAAATGATATAAAAAATTTATCCTCTTTAACTTCTGATGCAAAAAATGTTTTATCTGATGCTTTGAGTATGAGAAATTTTGGAGTTTTTAAAGAAAAACCTGAATTAGATAGCTATGGAAAGACTGTTATTGATCCAGAATTTCAAAACTTTTTATTAAGCACTTACGGAGAAAGAGGTCAAAGTATTTTGGACACCCTTTTACAAGGCAATAATCCAGACAACTTTAGCTTGTTAACTGGTCTAATAAATGAGTTTACTAATTTTAAAATTTCAAATGAAATGAAAGAGAAAGGAGCTCTTCCATCTAGAGAAGATAACTTATCTGAGCAAGAACAAATTTTTTTAAATAGATTAAAAAATAGAGCTGAGGGTTCACCCATGGAAGGTGAAAAATCAGATGCTGTTGGTATTGCTGATGGATTAGATCAAGAAATGCCAAAAGCAGACCCTAATACAACAGGTGTCGCTAAAGTTTCTCCTGCACAATATGTCGAGTTAATGAATCAAGTGCGTGGTGATGAGGTTCCTTTGGAAGGAAGAGTTCAAGAACTAGCATCAACAGTAGGAGAGAAAGATGCTCAAGATACTCCTTTATCTGTCTTAGCTTTAGTGCAACCAGTTTTTGAATTACAAGAGCAACAAGGTGGGTTAGCCGCGGCCCCCGGAGCGCAACAAATGATGCAACAACAAAACCCAATGATGATGGCAAAAGATGGGGGTATTGTTCATCGTTTTAATGGTAGCAATATAACGGGAGAAAATACACAGAATTTATTTTCTGCCTTAGGTGATTCAGGAGTTTATGATCCTGCAAAATTACAAATAGCAGATGCTTTGGCTAAAGTTTATGGAGTAACTGCTGGACCTTTTGATACTCAAGCTGTTCGTCAACAATATGAAAAACAGTTAATTGATAAAGAAGGTTTAAGAGATCAAGCTTTCCTAGCCGCTGCACCAGAATTTTTACAGTTAGGTGCTTTAGCTTTAAACCCAGATGCAAGTATATCAGATGTAATAACACAAGCGGCTACAGGTGTGGCTAGGTATGGTACAGCACAAGGTAAAAAAATTGAAAATCTTAAAAATAAAGCCTTACAGTTAGCTTTAGCAGATAAAACTACAGACACTAAAACAAAAAATGCTTTTATTGGAGCTATCACTGGTCCTCTCTTAGAAGACGCTTTTAAAACTACAACAGAAAGTCAGTTAGAAGATTTAACTATTGAGGAGTTGACTGTCAAAGTTGCAGGAGACAAAATAAATAATTTAATTGATGAAATGGATTTGACCACTAAAAATCTTGAATTAAGTTATAAAGATGAAAATTTAAAAACAGATTTATTAACCAAAAAAGCAGAGTTACAAACAACTCTAACACTTTTAGAAAATTTACCTGAAAAGCAAAGATTAGAGAACCAGTCTTTGATTAATCAAAGTAAATTAGCTATTGCTCAGATTGAAGGAGCAGATTTAGCTAATCAATTAACTCAGTTTGATATTGAGAAAAGACCTATCCTTGATGCTCTAGCTATTGAGAATCAACAAATTGCTAACTTGAATGCTCAATTAGATTTAAATGCTAAACCTGAGATACTAAAAGAACAGTTATTAAAGGCAAAAGGTGAAAATCAAAAGCTATACAAAGAGTTAGATATATTTGATCAAGTAGCTTCACAAAGCTTTTACAAAAATCAGTTGGATATAGTTAAATTAGAAAAAGAAATAAATAACCCTTCAAAAGATAAAGACCAAATAAAAGGTGAAGCTGATTTAAGAAATGAATATAACAAAAATGCTTCTGTTGAAGGATTAGTCAAAAGAAATGGTTTCTACACGCAAATAAGAAATGCATTATTAGAACCTATTTCCGAAGAAGATGCCGTTAAAATGGCAAAAGGAACTAATGATGAAGATTTCAAAAAAATGCTTAGAGAAAATCCTAGTGGTGCAAAAGACTTAATTATTATGTTTAACTTCATGAAGATGTTAGATCCTGACTCTGTTGTTAGAGAAGGTGAACAGTTGTTGTTAAAGAAAACAAATCCTTTCACAGAAAAATATCAGACATTTATTGATACCATTAATGGTGGTGGTTTCCTCGGTCCTAAACAAAAGAAAATGTTATTACAAGAAACAAAGATATTAATGGATACATCTTTCAATGATTTCTTAGAGCAGAGACAAAACTACGTTGATATTGGAATAGATAATTTTGGAGATAAGTTTAACGCAGAAACCCAATTACCAATGCCTAGTCTTGATGTCTATCAGAATGATGTGACTAGTGGAATAATAGAAAAATTGATATCAGGCGATGGTCAAGATTTAACGGTTGGTGAAACTAATTATTCAGGATATTTAGGAAGATTTGATTAATGGATGTCAACAAATTATTATCTTATGAATATTTTGGTCTTCTAACCGATGAAGAAACAGAAGGAGTCAATGCTTTAAGAGATGCAAACAAACTACCTGCACCTTATGCCTTTGGGCAAGAAACAGATCCTCAAAAAAATTTAAATGTTTTTAAAGAATTACTAACATCCTCTCCCTTAGGGTCCAGTGCCAATTTAAATCTTACAGACGAAGAGTTTGCTGACCTTTTTGCAAATACACAAAAATTAAATCAATGGTTTGAAAAACCCGAAAACAGAGCAATGGTTGGTGCCACCGCGGGAGGAGTTATTTTACCTACCATTATTGGTGGTCCTCCAGGAATTGTTACTTTTCCTGCTAGAGTTGCAGCATTAGCAAACCAATATCCAAGAATAGCTAAAATAGTTGCAGCTATAACAGGAGGTTTTGGTGGATCAGCTCCTTTTATTGAAGCAGAAACACCTCAAGAATTTGTTCAACAAGCAGGTAAATATGGCTTAATAGAAGGATTAGGAGAAGGTGTTATTCAAGGCATAGCTAAATTTTTTCCTTTGTTTAAAGATTTTATTAAATCAAGAGTCAAGGCTAAACCCGTAAAAGGGGCTGAGGAAGCGATAGAACAAGGAACATTATTGACTCCTGCTCAAGCTACAGACGATAGAATAGTCGATACTTTAGAGAATATGGCTTCAAATGCTTGGATCGGAGGAGGTCAAATGGCGGAAGCAAAAGCAAGAGGTATAGAAACCGCCACAGAAAATATAGGAAACCTATTGTTAGGTAAATATCACCCAAAAGTGACTAAGGTCTTAGATGACTCTGTTCAAGACTTTGTAGCAAATGCAGGAGGTAAAGACTTTGCAGGTATAATGCAAACTTTTTTAAAAAATGGAAGACAAGCTCAAGACACTTTTATTGATCAGTCTTACAAAAATTTAGATAAGGCCATTGCAGGATCCATAGGTAGTGCAAAAATAGTCGATATATCAGGTCTAAAAAAATATGTAACAAATTTACAAAAAGATGTCCCTACTGACTCTACTTTAGCGACTGTATATAAACAAATTGCCGATCTTCCTGATTATGTTGATTTTACTTATGCAAAAAATTTACGTTCAATGTTTTTAGGAAATACAAAAGCTTTTCAAGAAACAGGTATACCTGTTTCTACTTTCTCTACAAAAGTATCAGGAGCCGCTTTTGCAAAAGTAAATAAAGAAATGGAAAACGCTATAAAAGCTATCGCAGAGAGTCATGGTAATAAATTAATAAATGAGGGTATGGATGAAGCTTTAGCAAAAGAGGCAGGACAAAAATTATTTAAACAATTAAATGGATCTTTCAGATCAGCACAAGACTTCTATAGTTTAAGTAAGGATACTTTTAATAGTCTGATGGTGAGTAAAATTATAAAAGCAAAACCCGATGCTGTTTATAACATGTTATTAAAATCTAAATCACCAGAATTAATAAAATCCTTTAATCAATTATTAGAGCAAGGTGTTAAAGATAAAGCTATAACTCAAGCACAAAAATTAGGGTTAAGAAAAGATGTTCAAGGAGAATTTTTTGCAAAAATTTTAACAGACAGCATTGATTCGGGTACAGGAGTTGTAAATGCATCAAAATTATTTCAACAAATGCGTACTTTTGGTGGTACGTCTAATAGAGCGTTGTTAGAACTATTTGATAATGATCCCACTCTTCTAAAAGATTTTAGATCTTTAACCAGAAGCCTTCAATTAGCACAAACAAAAGGTATTGAAGGAGCTAATGGAGGTTTTTTAATTCAATTGTTAGGAGCAGGTGCCATTGGTACAGCTATTAATTTAGAACTAGGATGGGAAGATGCCGCAACATTTGGCATAGTCTTTGGGGGACCGAAAGCCATAGCGAAAGCTTTTACTAATCCAAAGTTTATTAAAAGTATGTTCGCAGTTAATAAATTAAAACCGGGGAGCGACATGTACACTAGATCAGTTGTTCAATATTTAAATGATCTTTTAACGGGTGATCTTGTTAGTCAACAGAATGTTAATGACTTCATTGATGAGGGTGTTCAAAAAAATTATTTAAATGAAAACGCAAAAAAATATTTTGAAAATAAAACTAAAAAAGAAGGAACCGATAATAGTTCTAATCTTGTTACATCTCCAGAAGAATTAGAAGCAAAAGCAAATTTACTAAAACAATTAGACATAGATACTTTAGAAGATGACGAGCCTCTAGCTGTTGCTTCTTTGGATGCTCCACCATCTAGATCCGTGTCTATGGCACCACTAGACTTAGGACCGCTTACAACTGCTTCAGCACCTCCTTCACAGTCCATTAATCCAGAAACTATAGCTAGTTTAGATTCTGTTGGACTACCTTTCTTTCAAGCTAAAGATGGAGGATTAGCTAGTGTTGATATTAAAAAATTTAAAAAGCCTCAGGTAGTATCGTAATGGCTATAAATATTTTTGAAAAAAACAGGACAGTGAGACCTTCAGGTCCAAGTTTGCAAGAAAAATATGATGCTGGTAAAAAAGCATACGCAGCTAGTTTAAGAAAAAATCGTGGTCAAGCAGGTGGTATAAGCTCCATATCACCACAAGCTAAAAAAGCTACGATGGATAATTTAAATAGACAAAAGTTTTTTAAAGGCAGGGATGTGCCTGAAGAGAGGCTTCGCAGAAGAATAAAACAAGATTCATTAGAAAGACAATTTAAAGATACATTTACGAGACCTGCGGGAGGATCAAAAACTAATCTTTTACAAATGACTGAAGATGCTCCTCGTAGTCTTGCTGCTGAAAGAGAAAGATTAGCTAATATTCTTGGCCCTACACCCAGTGAGATTTTTGGTGACATCGGTTTTGGTTTAGGAAATATTTTTCAAGGTTTTGCTGAAAAAGGAACTCCAATGTTTCAAGTTCTTAAAGGACTTGGAAGTAAAATTAAAACTGGAGTAGAAGCAGCGTGGGACGCGGTTCGTGGAGAGCCGACAACAGTGCAAGGAACTGCTTTTCCTCAACCTAGTTCAGATACAAAAGACTTTTTTAGTTCGATTGATACAGGAGTAGCTGAAGTAGATCCTAATAATATGTTAGTTCAAATCGCTAAAGCAAACGAAGGAAGATTTGATGACAAGCCAACATTTCAAGAACAACTAGCTAACGCTACTGCCATGAATCTTAATATCCCAAGTCCTACAGATGTTGCACAAACTATTACTGACTACTATAATGCTGCTGCACAAGGTGTTGATGTAAATACTCCTATAGGAAAGGTTAATGTAAATCCTTTAGCAGAAAAAATTTTTTTAGATGGAGGAATAGGTGATGTAAAGTTAGGTGGATTTATTGATCCTAACACTTTAGATTATAATCTAGGTATTAATACAGCTTTACCGGGTGATTTCAAATTATCAGCGGGAGCATCTTCAAGTGATCTTCCGGGTGTGAGTTTGTCTAATACCTATTTACCAAAAATTTTTGGTGTGGACATACCAGTAATTAGTGATGTTACACCTTCTCTAAATATGTCAGGACAAGGAGATTTAAGTTTAGGTGTAAATACTACCATAGACCCTTTAAAAACTATTTTCCCTGGTTCATCCGTAGGAACACCAATAAATTTGGGTGCTTCTGTTGATTCCAGAGGTAATGTTACTCCTAATATTAATTTGATGGTCCCATTTAATAGTGGTGGTTTAGGGTATATGTTCAAATAATGATTAGTAAAATTAAGTCATTTATAATAAGGTTATTTAAAAAACAAGACGAAAGGGATGAACATGAAATATTTCCAGGAATCTGAACTAGCTTGCCCAACAACAGGAATAGTTCAAATACAAGATGGTTTTGGAGACGATCTTGATGAATTAAGAGAGGCTTTCGGTCATCCGATCGTGGTCACTTCGGGTTGCAGAACAGAACAACATAATGAATGGCTACAGTCACGAGGATATCCTGCTTCTAGTAATTCATTACATTTAATTGACAACGACAAGTATGGTACTGATACTTGTGCTATTGATATGGCAAGGCCTGATGGAGTCCTACTAGTTAAACTTTTTAACGTAGCTTTAGAACTCGGTTGGACTGTTGGTTTAGCGAAAACTTTTGTACACTTGGATAAAAGAGAAAAGTACACGGATCTTCCTCAAATCATTTATAGCTATTAATGCTAAAATTTTTCCTATTAGGCTGGGCCTGTGTAGGAATAGGTATAGATCAAAAGTGTGTAAGACTAGGTTCAGAGGTGAATTTCACTACCTATGAAGAGTGTGCACAATATTTTGACGTAATTCAAAAGGAACTTAACTCACGTGATGAAACTGTAACTATGAACTTTACTTGTGTGTCTGCAGGTCTTTTGGAAGATTTATTATAGAGTTCGTCTTACGTAATTAGGAAGAGATCCTTCTTCTTTGTATTGGTAGTATGCAGCTTTCCAATCTTTCTTATACTCGGCTTGTAAAAATTGTTTTAACGCACCATCTGCGTCAGGTTCCATGTGCCAGTAGGTTGAAATAAGTTTGAAAAGATTTTTCATGCTGTTGTTATACACAACAAAATGAATTTTGGTTTTGTTTTTATTGCAAATCAGATATGATTTTAGTCCCCCATGCTAGGACCATGCGGAATTTTATCCCACCAAGGCTCTTTTTCTTCTAGTCTTTCCTTTACAATCTGACTTATATCCTCATGAATTACTTTAATATTACCAATATCTATTTCACAAGGTTTTCCTAAATTATCTTGAACATCTTTTACTTCACTTTTTGTCAAAGAGAGGTACAATTTTCCGTTCTGATACATTATTCTCATGTTCTTCATACTCCTTTACTAATTTTAAACTTGGATAATATACATCTACGACACTATGGCATTTAGGGCATGATAGATTAGTAACTATCGTATAATCATCATTGTCTTCCATATCATGATCTCCACCCCATATTAGTTCTGTATTACAATGCCAACAGTTCATTGTGCTTCTCCCCAACTACTGGCTACTGCTAAATCAACTTTTGAAGGTATCTCCATTTCTAAACAGTTTTCCATAATATTTATTATTTTTTCTTTTTGTTGTTTTGAACCATCAATACTTATGGCTAGTTCATCGTGAATTTGTATCATCGGTATTACTCCTTCCTTGTACAATTCAACCATTGCTTTTTTAATTTGATCCGCTGCTGACCCTTGAATTAATCTATTTAAAGATTTATATGTTCCAGCTCTTTTCAAACCTATGTTACTACCGTATTCTTCTACAGCTTTCTCATACGGATAAGCTTTATGTGCTCCAAAACTTTTTGGCTCCCACAAATCAAAACGACATTGTCTACCTAAAATAGTTCTTACTCTTCCTTTTCGTTGAGCATGATCTGAAACTTTATCTGCTAATTGTCTAACAAAGGGTACTCTTTCATTATATTGATTAATTAAAGACTTTGCTTCATCGGGAGCAATTCCTAGCTGATCTGACAGTTTTCCAACTCCCATTCCATAAAAAAGTCCCAAATTTATGGTTTTAGCGCTCTTACGTGGGATATTTGCAATCTCGGCCATGATTGTATGAAAGTCAGTGTTTTTATCATCTCTATAAGCTTCTAAAAGCTTTTTTGAACCTTCAAGTCCTACTTTATTTGCGTAGTGAACCACTAAACGTGGCTCTTGCTGAGAATAATCAAATGATCCCCATTTTTCTCCCTCCTCTGGTAAAAATAAACTTCTTATTAAAGTTCCTATCTTTAACTCAGCGTCTGCTGAATCTCTAGCAGGAATTTGTTGTAAATTTGGATTATTATAACTAAACCTTCCTGTAACTGTTCCTCCCGAATCACTACGTAATTGATTTATGTTGGCATGTATTCTGCCATTATGATGAAACTTATTAATCATATTGGTAAAAGTCCCTCTAGCCTTATTGTAACTCCTAGCTTCAACAATTGCTTTTGGAATTTTATGTGGATGATTTTCCAAAAAACTTTTAGTAAAACTAGGATTGCCTTTATCAGTTTTAGGATACTCTATCTTACATCCTTTGAAAATTTCCTCTATAGATCTAGCGGCCCAAATATCACATTTCATTCCTGTTTCTTCTTTTACATATTTTAAGAGTTTATTTTCTCTTTTAATTAAATCTTTCTCAGCTTTTTCTACAGCTTCAAGGTCAACTCTCACCCCTTTCATTCTCATTTCTATTAAAATAGGTAATAAATCTAATTCTAAATCTAAAACTGTCTGTAAATCATTTTTGGTTATTTCTTCTTGTAAACGATCCCATAAACGTAAACAAAGAGCGGCGTCTTGTTCTGCATACTCACCAACAAAAGTCGCAGGCATTTTATACATTTCAGACTTAGCATCTACACCAAACTGAGCAGCAGCTTCATATAAACCCCATTCTGATTTAGAATCAGCTAAATATTCTTTACATAATGCATTGAGAGAATAACTAAATCTATTTTCGTCTACCAGAGGAGCGGCAATCATTGTATCAATAATTCTACCGTTCCAACTAACGCCCTCAGCTTGTAGCCATCCAAAATCATAAGTTGCGTTGTGAGCTATTTTATCACAATCGGTAGAGAGCATTTCTTTCAGCCATTCAAGCGTTACTTTAGGATCAAAGTTAAAACTATTTTCATGACGAATAGGATAGTAGCCCTCCCAACCATCAACAGCTACAGCTATTCCAATAATATTTCCATCATTAGTTGCCCAACCCGGGCCCTTTTCAGTTATACCTGGATCTTTTGTCTCTAAGTCAACTGCAATTCTTTTTGCATCTTTAATATCTTTAAATTCTTGCGGCGGTAACCACTCGGATTTAGGTTTGAACATTCCTATTTGTTTACTCATACTCTATATGCCTCCCTACTGGTTGGTGTAATTATGTAAAGATTTTCTTTTGCTCTTGAAAAGGCGACATAAAAAAGTCGATGTTCACTTATTGGATTTTTCTTATAATCATCATAGGCCATTTTACCTATGTCCAAAGAAACAATAACATTATCAGCTTCCCCGCCTTTTTGCTGATGTATTGTAGATAAAGTAATTCTTGGTTCTCTACCTATGTCTTCTCCCCTTGATTCTAAGTTTTCTAAATAAGCTCTTGTCTCTGTGTTCAATGTTGTCATCACATCCACCCAAGATTGAGTTATTTCTGCCACTAATCCATAGTCTTTTTTTAGTTCATCAAAGGAAACTTTTTTATCAGGCAAAGCTTTTCTTTGCTCTGATACAATTTTTTTAAAACCTCTTGTGACAAAATCTTTACCTAAAACTTTGTACATATTTTCAACCATTTTTAATGAGATAGAATTTTTATAAATAGTCAGATCCTTCCAAGACAATATCGCATTTCTCTCTTGTGATTTAATCGAATATCTATATTTATTATCCCTCATTTTAACGCGAAAAAATACATTTTTCTTAACTAGCATTTCTTCTAAGTCTTCTCTTATGGTTCTAGTACGCCCCATAATCAACCAAGAACTGTCAGACATATTTAAATGATAAAAATTTCTGATAAACTCTACACTGCCGTCTCTTTCAGCCGGTCTCCACTCAATATCTTTTGAATCACTTATTTGTTCTTCAACGCGATTAACAATTTCCCAAACTTTTCTAGGGACTCTTTTTGATTCATCTAAAACAATTAATTCATCTGCTTCTTGCTTGACTTCTAATGATCTAGACACATCAGCATCGGCCCAAGTATAAATAGCTTGATTAGGGTCCATAGCTATGTATGAAACCTCAGATGCTTTCCAAATTTTTTCAGCCATCTTCCATTGAATAGTAGACATGTCTTGAGCTTCATCAAAGAAAACTACTTTAAAATTTTTTACTCTATCACTTTTTACATAATCAGTAATTAAATCGGTAAAGTCTTTTTTTGGTCCAACATCTTTTACTAAGTAACCTTTTATTCCATCAGTAAAATTTTCATAACCATAATCTTTATATTCTTGTAGGCCCTTGGCTATGTAATCTAATTTATGTTTCACTATATTTTGAGCAAACATGGCCCATGCATCATCTAAAGAAATGTCTCTTCTTTTAGCTTTTTCTATAAGATGTATATATTTTTCATCATATGAGTTAAAAAAACTGTCATCGTCATTACTGACATTAATATTAATCCTAAGTACATTTGATATGTTTCTCCAATCGTTTTTGCTCATTATATATTCTCTAGACAAACTCATTTGACGAAGTGCAAACGAGTGTAGCGTAGAAAAATTTTCTAGTTGATTCATTGGTATTTTAAATCGGTCCGCGGCCCGTTGTTTTGCCTCGTCCACTGCTTTGTTTGAAAAAGAAAAAAAGGCAATCTCATCTATTTTTATTTCTTGTTGAATATATTCCTCAATTTTATTTAAAATAAAAGTGGTTTTACCCGTCCCTGGAGGACCAATTACAACTATAGGTTTACTCAAAACGGTATGTCCTCTTCATTAACGTCTGGTCTTTTCATATCCGGAACATCTAGTTCTACATCATCAGATAAAATTTCTTTTATTTTCCAAAGTCTAACTTTTACTTTCTTAACTCTTCTAGTTAAATCTTCCGCATCATATTCTTCTCTTAGCCTAACTGTTACCCATGATCTTGATTCTTTAAAATCATTTCTTTTCAAATGATCCATTAAATCTTTTAATGCAAAATAGGTAAAACCATCCTCAGTAAAAGATTTTCCTAAAAAAATATCTTCTATACTAACTGCTTCACCTTGATGTAAAATAAATTCTTCCAATAGTTCTCTAAACTCACCTTTTTTTGTTACTTCCTCCGGTGGATAATCAATTGAAATATTTTCTAATAACTCTGTATATGATTGATTCCAATCATTAAGAGCCATGTTTGGTATGCCTTTGTTTAATTGTTCAATGCAAGCTTGAATAACTTTTTTATGAGTCATTAGATCTTCGGTTGAGGGTAACTCTATTCTTCTATCATCAACATTGAGAAAGTAACGAGGAGGATCGGACTTGTATACTTTGAGATCTGAGTATACAGGATGTTCGCGGTCGTTTTCCCCACCTACCCCGTACTTTCTCTTCTTACAGAGCCTCTTATTACAGAGGGATTCAATAGGAGGCTGAGTACATCTGTAAGAGTACCTAGGTGCCCCATTGCTATCGCACTGAGACACCTGCTTAATGACAACTAAAACCTCGTCAGATTTTAAAGGAGGCTGAATATACTGACGATTATAGTCCTCAATAAGATTTTTATAATTATCGGGATCAAACTTACGATAGTAAACCCCAACATTAAATAGCGCATTGTTTCTTCCACCTTCATTAATACCGTCTTCTGTTAAAATTTGAAGACATGGTGGACCATCTTTAATAACTTCGTTTTTAAAATTAGTCTTAATTTTTTTTAAATCTGAAACTAAATATTTTTCATGTAGTTTAAAAAACTCTTCGAGAGAGGCCGCAGAACCATCATCATTCAACGCGTATCTATTACGTCCATGATAAGGTAAGTTAATCCAACTACCCGTATCTCTTTTTTCTTCACCTTCTTTTACGAAAAGTTCTATTTGTTTTGGAAAAACTTCAGCACTAGGATAACCTAGAGCCGTAGATATCTCACTTAATTTTAACTGTACTTCTTTTGCAGTAAATTTTTTTTCCATAAACATGTATAAATGCGCTCCACCACTTTTTGATAAACACATTACTAATGGAAATTTTTTATCTTTTATTTTTTTCTGTAGTGCTTTGTGGTCTAATGGATAGACATCAATATCAATAGCACCAAACAAACACTCATTGTCATCGTTAATAGGAACAATACCCATACCCGGATACTCGCCTTTAAGATGTAATTCAAATTTTTCAATGGTTGGCGGCTCGTGGACAGTCTTCATCCTAGCCTCTACTTTTTTACCGTTTTGTGGTTCATTTGATTTCTCAAATACACCATGAGCCCTCTCTAAACCGGTAAAAATATTTTTAAATTTTTGTACTAATTCTAAATTCATTCAGCCTCCGAATTTAAAGACTAGCCGAGATTATCGGCTAGTCCCCATTTAATTTAAAATGGTAAATCAGTAGATGTTTCAGCACTTGCACCTTGCGGTGCTACTTTTTCATCTTCTCTTTGTGGAGCTGAGTCTACTTCGCCACTATGAATTTGTTTTTCAAACATCATTGCGTCTTCGTAAACTTTTTGAATATTAGGATTATTCAATTCATCAATCCAAACACCCTCTGAAATTACCCAACCAAACCATTTACCTTTATCATTTTTTTCTCTTATAGTTTTGAGAATATATGATCTAGCAAAATCTTTTGGTTGATAAACCTCGTTACCATCAACTCTTCTTTGGTTTGACATGATTGAGTTCCAAGTTCTAGATTTTTTTAATTGAGTAGATTTCATTTTTATAATTGCTTTGGACCACATACCATCGGGCTCCATTACAATTACATAATGTTCCGCGGTGTTTTCTATGTAAGTATCTCCACCAACAATTCTTTCTTTGTTGTCTTCACCTCTCACAACTTTACCCTCTCTTTTCATTTGTTCAAATTGTAAGGGTGTGTAAATATTTACTGGTGCACCCGGACCTTCACCTCTTTCAGCCCACTCAACATATCTTCTTCTATAATAAACAGGAAGAACTGTTATTTCTTTGTAAGCTTTATCGGTTACATTATTAAAAATCATTCCAGCTTCTGCTCCTGGAATGTGTTCTGAGTCTTCTTTATCGATCTGTGGAGACGTGTCTCCTATGATGTTTAAATAAGGAATTGCAAAGTCTTCAGTCGTTCTCTCTGAAAGTGATGGACCTGTTTTCTTTAACAGATCAGTCATTGCTATCGCGTTTCCTGTTTCTTTTTTCGCTACTTCTGCTTTTTTAGCTTCTGCCATTTTATTTACCTTTCTTTATATTTATTTTGTGTCCTACAAAAACACCAAATGTTTCCATAGGAAGTTCTTTACCACTCTCAATCATTTCACGAATGAAACCTTTAAGAGTCATGGGCTCAACCTTAACATTTCTGTCTGTGTCTAAGCCTTGATTAGCCAAGTCACTAAAAATTTGATTTGCTTTTTCATCTTCAGCTCTTCCAAATTTTACCACGACTTGATTTTTTATAATGTCATCATAACCATTATCACGAAGCCAGTTAAATGCTTCTTCTTGCTTCTCTTTAGTTATGCTTCCAGTATAAAATGGTTTGATGTCAACAGATTGTCCGTCTTTCATTTTAATAGAACGAACACCACGCTCTTCCATTAATTGAACAATCAATTCATTTTGTTGACGTAAGTTTTCTTTTTTTGACTTTAACATTAATTCAAGATTATTAATCTCGTCTTCTGATTTTAAGTAATCTTGACATGCTTTAGATATGGGATCGACTTCATTGACCTCAAAATCTTTTTTACTTCTTCTAAGATCTAGGGTCATACTGTTGCCTCATATCTCTTTCTTTTTTCTTTTCAATATCTGCTAATTGTTTGTCGAAGACTTTTTGAGCAATGCCTATAGCCATAAGTTTTGTAAAGTCATTCAAAACTTTTTCTTTAAGCTTAACAGTGTCTACGCCTTTATCAAATTTCATGCGGTCAATCTTTTGTAAAGCGTCCACAGTTAATTTAATAATATTTTTATCAGATCTAGAAAATTCTTGATCAGAGACTCTTGCAGTCAATGCATCAGCTACAGCATCTTCAGTTCTTACTGTAGCATCACAAATAGTGTAACTTGTTATAGGACACTTTTCATAATTTTTTGTGATGTCTTGTCTGCTAGGTACAGTATGTAAAATAATTTTTTCATCCTTTTTGATTGTGATATCATGCTTAGGATAAAAAACTGCCATGCCGCCTCTCGTCTTTTTATGGTATGTTACTACGCCATTTATTTTATCGTTTTTATCGTTCATTTTGTTTTTTTGCCTTTCTTAGCTATTAATGTCGACTCTGATAGGAAAGTAATCTCTTTCTAATCTATCATATTTCAACATATTATATCTACCGTTGAGAATATAGGAAACCACACTTGTGGTCAAGCCAATTAAAGCCGGGTCTCCAACTAATAATATATAATCTGTATCTTTTATTCCTCTCAACATAGATTTAATTTTTCTTATTGTAGGCTGAGGAGACATAACTACTTGTTTTTGGCCGTCAAATAAAAATATAACTTCGCCAAATCTCTCAGCTTGCGTATAGTCCAATGCCCTAATTGTTCCGTCCGGATGTTTTCTCATAACATTTTGAACAACATAGACTTTACTTTTTGTTTCATTCATAATAATTTCTTTCTTAGAATAAGATATAATATGTTAATAGAGAAATACAAGTTTAAAACTAAGCCTATGGAACATCAATTAATAGGACTTGGTGGAATGATGGCTCAATTTGAAAATCGTAGCCCTGAGTATGCTTTATTTATGGAAATGGGTTGCGGTAAAACTAAAGTTCTCATTGATGGGATCTCTATTCTTTATGACAATGGAAAAATTGATCAACTGTTTGTTATTTGCCCTAATGGAATTAAATACAATTGGCGAGATGAATTAGAAAAACATGTAGCAGAACACATAGAATATGATTGTCATGTATGGGAGGGAGCTAAAACAAAAAAAGAACAAAATCAAATCAAAGAAAAACTTTTTGCTTCTAACTCCAAATTAAAAATTTTGATTATGAACGTTGATAGTATTATTACAAATTTTGGTTCAAAGATTGCAGATAAGTTTGTTTATTCCGGTAAAAGTTTAATGTGTGTGGATGAATCTACTATCATAAAAAATATGTCTACAAAAAGAACTAAGCAATGTATTAAGATTGGAAGTATGGCTAAGTATAGGACTATCTTAACAGGTTCACCTATTACAAAATCTCCAGAGGATTTGTATGGTCAATGTGCTTTTTTAAATGAAGATCTGTTAGGTTTTAGTTCTATTTATTCTTTTAGAGCAAGATACTGTGATCAAGTTAAACTTTCTTTTGGTGGGCGTAGTTTTAACAAAGTTACCGGATATAAAAGATTGGATGAACTAACAGAAAAATTAAGACAGTTTTCTTATCGCGTTACTAAAGATGAAGCTTTAGATCTTCCCGATAAAATTTATATGAAAAGAAGAGTTCCTATGAGTGAAAAACAACTCAAGGCTTATGTTCAAATGAAAAATTTAGCTTTAGTGCAACTGGAGGAGGGAGAACTAACAACTGCGACTTTGATTGCGCAATTAAAAAGACTTCATCAAATCGCGTGTGGGTATATGTCAACTGATGATGGAGATATAATTGATTTTTCTGAGAATAGATTAAAAGAACTATTAGATACGATTGAAGAAGTGGATGGTAAAGTAATTATTTGGTGTTCGTATCGCCATAATATTAAAAAAGTAATTGAAGCTTTGGATAAGAAGTTCGGATCGGGGTCAGCGGAGGGTTTTTATGGAGAGACTCCTAGCACTGAACGTCCTAAAATATTAAAAAAATTTATGGATAGTAATCATCACATGAGGTTTTTAGTGGGTCATCCTAGAACTGGAGGCTATGGCTTAACTTTAACAATAGCTAAAACTATGATTTTTTATTCTAATGATTATGACTTAGAAATAAGAGAACAAGCAGAGGCTAGAAATCATCGTATTGGAACTGAAAGTAAAGTAACATATGTTGATTTAGTTTGCGAAGGAACTGTAGATGAAAACATCTTAAAAAGTCTTCGAGAAAAAATAAACATAGCAACTCAAATAATGGGAGAGGAGTTTAAAAAATGGCTGATTTAAGTGATCAATATAAATTTGTTAGAGAAGATGAGTTTAAAAACGCATTAAGAGATGTTTTAAATTATTGTAAATACGACACTTGTGTAGATCTACAAACATCTGTAAAAATAATAGAAGAATACTTAGAAGGCAAAAGTATAAAAAATGAAAAGTAGGAAGTACGAACTACAAAAAAGACCGGTTTATGAACAAACAGATAAAAGAGAATCTGAACGTCATAGATATGAAGAAGACAAAAGAAGAAATGCTAGAAAAATGGCTGAAAAAATGATGGGTAAAAATTATTTTACCAATATGCGAGAAATTATGGCACAAGCTGCTATAGAAATGCAGGAAAGGAATAAAAAATGAAACATAGTTATTTTAAAATCCCAGGATGGTTTAATTATTCTGAAACTTATGACATCATTGTTGATCAAATTGGTGAGGATGGAAAAATTATAGAAATAGGATCTTTTTTAGGAAGATCTACGCATTATCTTGCGACTTCATTATATAATGCAAATAAAACAGGGGTAAAAATTTATTCAGTGGATACATTTGAAGGTTCTTCTGAACATGCAAACTTAGATTTACCAAGAGATTTTTCATCAATCTTTAAAGAAAATTTAGAATTTTTTATTGAAAAGGGAATGGTCATACCTTGTCAAGGTAGGTCAGATGATACAAAAATTTTAGAAAAATTTGAAGAGGCAACAATAGATTTTATAATGATAGATGGGGCCCATGAATATGAGCCAGTTATGAATGATATAATTAATTGGTGGCCAAAATTACACCCCAATGGTGTTATGTTTGGAGATGATTATGGTCTAGCCTCAGTTCAAGAAGCAGTTAAAAAATCTCTTCCTAAGATGAATGCTCCAAGTTTATCTGTAAATTCTAGTCAAGAACAAACATGGTTTACTAGTGGAAACGTTGAAAAATCTAAGCTTTTTGAAAAATTAGTTCCCGGCCAAAACACTTTAAAATAATCTCCTTTACCTTATAATCTAAGGTTATGGATTATCAATTGGAGTATGTCGTTTGGCGGGACACTGTAGAAGAAGAGTCCGGTTGGCATACTTACGATGATATGAAAAAATTAAAAACAGCCATCTGTGATGAGATAGGTTGGATACTACAAGAAAATAAGAATGAGATAAAACTGATGGCCTCTATGATTAGGAAAGATAAAGAGGGTGGGAGAACTATTGTAGTTTACAAAAGTTCTATAATTTATCGGATGACAATCCCCTTACAGCTTTACTCTTCAGATGACACCAAAAAAATACTCGATTAAGACAAATTTACTTAATCAAAAACATGCTACTGGAGTGGTTTCAGAGCTAAAAGCGACACAATTTTTAATAACAAAAGGTTTTTTAGTGTTCACTAATACTTCACCTAACGGACTAATAGATATTATTGCAGTAAATGATGATGGAGAAATTTTTTTAATTGATGTTAAGACAATTACTCATAGAAAAAAGTATAAATATCCCTCTAAAAAAGAAATAAACAGATGCCCGACTTCAAATCAAAAGAAAATGGGTGTAATTTTAATGATGATTGACGATAAAAACATAAAATTTTCACCAAGTAATTGTAGTTTAGCCAAGATTATAAAAAAATTAGAAAGTCAATAATTTTATTTTAAGTTTTTAAAAATAAATATGTGGAAATTTATATCAAGAATTTGATATACTAGAGTTTCGCGCATACGCACGTATGTAAACAATATGCAATTAATATATAAGGAGTTAAAATGGACACAACACCATTCAAAGAACAAACAATCAGAAAATTAACACAATTAGAGATAAACAAAATGACAGAAAAAGAGCTACAGGAAAAATATATACAATACTTACAACAAAGATTATTAAAGATGGATGATAAATGTACTTGTGGAGGTAGAAAGTAGGGTAAAACCCTACTTCCTGTTTTTATTGTGAGCTAATTCTACTATCATTTCTAGTTCTGTCGGAACAGATCTTCTAGTTTTTTGACATATTTCTTCTAGCATTTTTCTTGTTTTAGTGGATATCATTTGAGATACCCATTTAGTTTTATCTCTACTCATTTCTTCCTTTTTCTCCTTTTTTTCTTTGCTGCTCTCTTTATTTTGGCAGCACCTGTATCACGAACATAAGTGGTTTTTACTGCACTAGCTGACCCCATGGTTTTACCCATCAGATTACCTCCAATAAGTTATTTATATTTTGTAGTTCTGTTTGAAGTCTTTTTATTTCATGATCAAACCTTAGATTTAATATTTCAATTTTAGATTTATTTCTAACTTTAAAATATTTTTCAAGATCGCTTAATATTTGCATTTTTCTCTTGCCGTGTTCATTCTTCCAATATTCTTCTGTATCATTCATTGTTTGTTCCTTTCTAACATTTTATGATTAATTATAACAAATTGTTTGCTATATACACTAAAAAAAAATGGTAGCCCGAGGGCTACCATGGATCAAGAACTATAAACATATAGCCTCCTTTATTGAAACGAAGAAAGACCTATAAGCGCTTAGGGGATTTGAACTTGCTACCCCCAACTTTCGGTAGAACAGATAGTTTCTCATCTACTCGCACTTACCTCTTAGGCCCTCAGCCATTTGGCCATGCTTCCTAAGATCAATACCTTACGACTCTGTTTTAAAATCGTTATTCAGTCAGAGCGCTCACAAACAAATTGCAATTTGTTTGATTCTAGGTCTTTCTTTATTTCTTATACTTACTATATCGAGACAATCTCGAAAAATTCAACAAAAAAAATAAATTTTTTTTCATAATATAGTTATGTGTAATTTTTATTTTTTTTCAACCTCGCACGTGCGTATATACACATATATGCAATTTTTATTAAAAGGGCCCGAGTTATCGAGCCCCTTATAATTGTTTTTAGTCTTTATTCATTTCTGCTTGAGTTTGACATTCATTCTCAAAGTTTTCTATTTCTTGTTCAATTTCAAAATCATCAAGACCTAGATCCTCTAAGTATTGTCTTAACTGATCTGTTGGATCCACTAAATCCTCCCTTCTGATCTCTCTTCCGCCATCGGATCGTCAAAATAATTGTCGATAGCGTCAAACAAAACAGTCTCAACTTTAGAGTATTCTTCTTTAGCCTCGTCTCCGGCTAAAGACTCTTGTTCCATTTCATCATAGACATCCAAGATTTGGATTAGATATTGTTTTACTTCTTTTTTAGTCATTTTTATCCTTTCCATAAGATTTCATTATTTCTGATTGTTTGTATTCTCGGTCTAAATACCATTGATCTAAAATTTTATCTAAATCAAGACCATGATTTTTTCTCGCATACAAAAGTAATCCATGATGTCTGTCTAAGATACCTTGGATTCTTTGTAGTTTTTGAATAATGATGTCTCTGTATTCAATATCAGTTTTTTCAATTACAGGAATGATGTCATTGATATTGTTTTCGATATAATCCAATTTTTCATATGGATCAGACCATCTCAGAACGGCTCTTATCTCATTATTTTTTCTTGTCATTTGTCTTCCTCCTTGTTTAACGCAAGTTTTTGAACACCTTCTAGTCTGCGCTCTTTCTCTTCTAAAGGTAAACTATCCCAATCATCCGGAAAATTCATTCCCTTGACTGTTTCAAAAAATCTTTTTTGATATTTTACCTTACCTTCTCTATCGTCTCCGGACATAATACCAAACAATGCTGATACCATGCCGACTGTTTTTAATTGATCGTTCATTTTTGGTAGCCTCCTTAATGCTACAGACACTGCATACGCGCATATATACGCGTATGCATTATTGTATTTTATTTTGTGCAATATCCCGCTTCAATAAGGTCTGCCGCTCTACGGCCAAACCATCCTTGAAGTGACCAAGCATAGCCAGTGTCAATTAAGAACTGCCAAGCTTCAATATACTGCTCTTCATTTTCCGGTTCAGTCTCACCTTCACAAATATCAACAGCTTCAAAAATACTCTTAATCATTTGTCTTCTCTCTCCTTTTAAATTTTTCCGCACTGGCAATAATGTAGTCAGATAAATTCTCTCTAACACTCATCATTGCTAATGCTTCAGCCTCACTCTCATCAATTGCTTCCACAATTAAATCAAATTCTTTAATCCAATCTTCATCCACAGACAAAGTCACACTATATTTGTTCATCTAACAATTCTCCCACAACAAACTCTAAATCTCTGTCGAACTTTTTCTTTGGGAAATAGTGTGACTTCCATTTAGGTAAATTATCCTTGCACCAATTATTTAATTGATTAATTTTTTCATAACCATCATTAATTTTTACAGGATAAAAATCTGTACATCCGCCCTTACCATCGTTCTTGGCAGTACAAATATCCTCACCATCGACTGTAACTGTTGCTTTAAAACAAGTGGTTTCCTCACTCATCCAGTCGCAAATTTTTACGTCTCTAAGTTTTATTTTTTTCATTATTGGTAGCCTCCTTAATTGCTACAGACACTGGAGACGCGGAATAACAAGGCTTGTTGATAAAACATTTAGCACTGGCCGGTGATCACGTCCGGATAGTAGTTAAGCGGGTAAAATTTAAAAACCTACCCCTTGATGGTTTACCTTGCTACAGACACTGATTGAGACGCGGTGGGTGAACCGCGCCTCGCGGGAGTAAACATATGTAATTTAATTTTTGTGGTTGATATATGACATGTAAAACTTAATGAAAGCTTTGATGCCGGCATCATTTGGAGCGAATAGTTTGCCCCATCCGACATTAGCTTCATACATATCTGCCATTTCTTTTGACATCATAATATCACCTCCCTTCTACAGACACTGGGGCCCTTAGGGCCCCGAGATATTTATTCGATTTCTATTGGCATCCAGTCACCGCTGAATTTTTTACCAATATTATTATGTAATCTTGCTAGTGCTAAAATGAATTTTTTTTCATTAACATTAGGATGCTGTGAAGTAAATTCTTTAACATAGCCTTTAATCTCCTCCATCACAAAAGCTTGTGCGGAGTCTTTTGGTGTTGACTGTCTAGATTTGATGTCTTCACCATACATTTTTAACATATCCATAATTAATGGCCTCCTTAATTGCCATAGACACTAAGAGACAAGGCGCTTATGCGCCCTGTTCTTTTATGTATTGATCTCTCTTTTTTCCTTTAGTCCAGTTGATTGCAGTGTTGATACCGTTGTCTCTATTATGCTGATAAAAAGCTTCAGTGCTTAGAGCAGCAGTAAAAGGATGATGCCAGTGTTCCGGAAGTTTGTTTGGAACTTGCATTATCTCCATGAAAAGATGATCGTCTTCATATGGGTAATTTTTATAAATCCATTTGTTTGCCTCTTCCGGATTTTTAAATTTAACACCATCTAAAAAATTTTTGATTTTAAAACCATCTTCTTCTAGTCTAAATATTTGAAAATAATAATTATCATTATTATCTGTTTCACTTCTATATTGTGCTGTTAAGTAATCGTTGTTCATAATATATAGCCTCCTTAATGCTATAGACACTGGGAGGGAAAATTAAATTTCCCTCCCTATAAATTAATCCGGATTTGAACTCATATGAGCATCAAATCCAAACTCTCTAAACATTTCTGCATACTTCTCTGCGCCAATTTCTTTTAAATCCATTGACTGGTAAGTTAAATTAAAACCCGCGGGATTACTAAAATATAGACCGCCGCCGTAGTTATCATTAAAACCCAATTCTTTGAGTCTCTTACCTACTCTTGAATTGCCTCTTACACCTTTAACAACAACACCGGCAAAACCACAATAAAATGGTTCGCCGTGTTTCTCTATAAAATCAGTGACTGCTTTTTTAGCAGCTACCACTGCTTCATGATGAAGTATGTTGATAGTGTATAATTTTTCTTTTTCTATTTTCATAATATATAGCCTCCCATGCTATAGACACTGGGGCCTTGCGGCCCCTAATGTTTTATCCATTTAATTTAATTCTTCTTAAATAGAGATCGTTATTAGCTTTCCATTCTTTTCTCTCAATAACGTTTTTTATTTTTTTGATAATAAAGTTTAACATTGTTGATGGCCTCCTTAATTGCCATAGACACTGGGGGCCAAAAAGGCCCCCGAGAAATTTAGAAGTGAGGGTCACGATATTCGCGACGCTCACCGAGGCTAACTATAGCCCAACCGTTTTTAGTAAAACGCTTGGTTTTATAGTTAAAAGCGGCCCTCTTAATTAAGAAGACTAGCTCGTCGTTGTCGTCTTTAAAGAAGACAACCTCGCCCCAACACTCCCTACCGTTAGGGTTAGGAGTAAAGTTATATTTAGGCTGATCGCCATAGCTTTTAGCTTTAGCAATCACTTCCTTATGGTCTTCTGTGACCTTAAGGTAAGTACGGCCCGCTTTAGTCTGTACGACCTCTTGAACCGTAGCGGCATGGGTATCAGACCACATATGAATTGTGGCCGGTGTTCCCACCTCTAACATATTGCTAGGGTAGTAAGTTCTTGCTTTCATGAAAGCGTTTAAAGAACCAACCGCGTTAATGTTAGGTAGTTTAATATTAATATTATTTGGTAGTTTCATAATATATAGCCTCCCGTGCTATAGACACTCCCAAAGCGCTGTTAAGCGCTTTGGAATAATCTTTCAATCTGATCTGCGTTATCGATAGATTTTTTTCTTAATCTCTTCTGTAGATCAGATACTTGTTCCGGTTCAAGATGCATTTCCATTCTTGGTTCCGGATCTGCCATTTCATATCTTAGTAGATCCGCTAGGTATTCAACCTCATCTTGAGTTAATGAAAATCTAATTTTTTTATTCATTATAGATGGCCTCCCATGCCATAGACACAGCGGGATAACCCGCTGTCAGTGTTTCGGCCATTAAGGCCTCATCAGTATAGCTTTGGAGTTTGATCCTCTTACCAGTGGTGTGGCATCTTCTGTGATACCCTCTTGAGTAGTGTCTCTGTTATCTACCGAGTTCGCCTTTTAGACTTGGTGTCTATTTGTTCGCCGGTCACCCATTCGGTCTATCTTTAAAAGATAAGTTATCATACCATGTGGTACAGTACCTTCAACAATTAAATTGGATAAAATTGGTCACTATTGTCGCACCTTAATAAAGTTATCCACAGGTTAGTTAAAAATAGAGCTTTATTAATTATTAATGAACCGCGGAGCGCCGACCGGTTTTAAGGGCCGTAGAGGTGTCAAGTTTTTTATTTTAAGTTAGCTTTCATTTTGTATGTTAGAATGCTCTGTAGGGCTCTTATATGATAAAATATGGTACTGTATAACATAGTTTAGAAAAGAGGCTAAAAATAAAAACTGTTTTAAGAGCCGTAGAGATAGGTCTTTGGTATCGTCTTGTATGATTAAGTATGATATTTTATGATACCTCTCTACGATTAAAAAATGTGGGTTAAAAGCGATTTTGGGTTTGTTCGTAGTTTGTTCTTAAATCCTGGATCGTGGCCGGCGGATCGTGGAACAGTGGAACAGTACAAGAGTTTTTTTGAAAAATTTAAAATAAAAAAAAGTTTTTGTAAAAAAGAAGTGTGGCAGTGTTCCATTCTTCTAGAATTATTGAAAAATATAACAAAACCTGTCCACAGTTCTATTTTTGGTAGTGTGGACAGTGTTCCATACTCTCTAGGTAGTTAGGCTGTTTTTTAGATAAATTTTATTTTAAAATATAATTTTGGAAAATCTTCTTGTAACGTTTAGGTATAGTTGATTTGTTTCAGATTATGAAATAATGTAACGTTGTATTTATGGCGGGCCCTGAAAAGAATTTATATAAAATGGTTAAGGATAAGCTTTCAGAATTTAATCCTATTCGTATTGAAACTACTACAATAAATGGATTTCCGGATCTTATTTTATTTAATAAAAATAAAGAAGTTTTGTTTGTCGAATGTAAGGTTTGTGAGCGTGATAAACTGGTACAAAATTTGAGACCACATCAGAAAGCTTTTCACCATAAATATTCTAAAATTTTTGACGGCCTTTTTATCTTGCAGAGGGCCCTCTCTTCAAGAGAAGTATTTCTGTATAGATCCAAAGATTTTGATTTTTTAGACCCAAAAAGGGTCGCGGAACCTTGCGCGCGGGCTCCGGATCGTGAAAATTGGCGTGCGCTCAGCGCACAGCTAAATTCTGACCCACTAGATGTGGGGGGTGTTCCGATAATAAATGATTGATTTTTTAAAAACGTTGAAAAATAAGGGTTTTTACGTTGTTTTTGGTTCCTATAATGACTATTATGCAACAAATATTCGTTTCACATTGTGAAACGTTAGGTACTTAGAGAAAAATGAACAAAATACGAACAAAATTTTACCCCCACCCACGAAAAATGGCCCGTGCGCTTGCAGACAGTAGCAAGGGTAAGCAGCATTTTCACAGTCATAGAGAGGAATTTGTATATGGAATATAAAAACCTGGACGCAAATCAATTAAAAGCAATGGTTTTGCTTCGTCAAAAAATTGAACAAGAAGGTGCACGCACTAATTTTATGAGATTTGTTAAAGCGGTGTGGCCTGAGTTTGTAGAAGGACCACATCATTTAAGAACATCAGAAAAATTTCAAAAATTTTCTACTGACAAAGGTTGTCGATTGATAATTAACATGCCGCCTAGACACACAAAATCAGAATTTGCGAGTTATTTGTTCCCAGCATGGATGATGGGTATTAATCCTAGGTTAAAAATTATTCAAGCAACACATACAGGTGAACTAGCTGTTAGGTTTGGTAGAAAAATTCGTAATTTAATGAATTCAAAAGAATATAAACGAATATTCCCTGGTGTAACGTTAAGAACTGACAACCAAGCTGCTGGTAGATGGGAAACTAACCTTGGAGGCGAGTATTTTGCTGCAGGTGTAGGCGGTGCAATCACCGGTCGTGGTGCAGATTTATTAATTATTGATGATCCACATTCAGAACAAGATGCATTATCAGATACTGCCATGGATAATGCTTATGAGTGGTACACTTCAGGACCTAGACAACGTTTACAACCTGGAGGATCCATTGCTATTGTCATGACTCGCTGGTCACAAAAGGATTTAACTGCACAACTTGTAAAAAAGATGGGAGATATTAAAGCAGACAAATGGGATGTTGTAGAGTTTCCTGCTATATTGGATGATGACGAAGAAGATAAGAGAAAACCCATTTGGCCACAGTATTGGAAGATAGATGAGCTAGACAAAGTCAAAGCATCTTTGACCCCATCCAAGTGGAACGCCCAGTGGCAACAAAATCCCACGTACGACGGAACGAGTATCATTAAACGCGAATGGTGGAACGTGTGGGACAAACCAAACACGCCTGAATGTCAATTTATTATTCAAAGCTATGACACAGCTTTCTCCAAAAAAGAGTCCGCGGACTATTCAGCTATTACAACTTGGGGAATATTCTATCCAAACGAAGGAAATGAGACTCACATAATTTTATTAGACGTTGAAAAAGGCAGGTGGGACTTTCCTGAATTAAAAAAAGTTGCATTAGATAACGTTAGGTACTGGAACCCTGAATTAGTTATTATTGAAGCCAAAGCAACCGGGACACCTTTGATACACGAGTTGAGACGACATGGAATATACGCTACAGCATTTTCCCCGAACCGCGGACAGGACAAGCATGTCCGGGTAAATACAGTCGCTCCCATATTTGAGTCGGGACAAGTGTGGCGAACCGATAATGAATTTGCAATTGAATTAATGGAAGAGTGCGCTTCGTTTCCTTTTGGAGAACACGATGATTTAGTTGACGCAACAACTTTAGCTTTGTTAAGATACCGTCAAGGAAACTTGGTTCAGTTACAAGATGATGAAAAGGAACTTGAAATACCAAGGAGTAAAAGAAAATATGTCTATTATTAAAAATATAAACCCAGAGGACAGAAGGTTAAAGCAGAAGCTGACGCCTAAACAAATGTTATTCGTGACGAACTATGTCCAAGGAACGCTGACCGGTAAAATTTCGGCAAGCGAAGCGGCTCGCAAGGCAGGATATTCAATGAATCGAGCAAGACAAACAGCCCATGATCTTTTGAATGCGAAAAAGAATCCCTTCATCGTGGAAGCCATTAGTGAAATGAAACAAGACTTATATGAGACATCAGGAGTGTCGATGGCTTCCCATCTTACGGCGCTCAAAGAAATGCGGGACGAAGCCCGAGATGACAAGCACTACTCAGCAGCTATCAACGCGGAAGTCGCAAGGGGAAGAGTAGCAGGATTTTATGATTTGAAGAATAAAGCAGATGAATCTATGGATACCATGTCAAAAGAAGAGTTAGTAGAAATACTGGAAAAATACGATCAACAAGGTATAACTCATGATAGAGGTTTGATCGTAGATGATGACAAGAGGTCATTGACTAGCGAAACGCGGACCGTGGAAGGTGATTAATGGTATACCCTTTTTTAACAGGACTAGCTGGAAAAGAGATTACAAAGAGAATAGCGACTAATCCTAATATTGTAGGCCCTTTGTTGATTAGTGCTGTCGGAGCACAAAACGCAGAGAAAATCATGAATGCCTATAATTCCAATCAAATAATTTTTGATGATATTCTAAATATTTTATCAGGTACTCCTATTCAATCGATTGTTAGTCGAATACAAGAAACACCCGCTGGACCTTTATATGCTCCTGATGCAGATCAAATAGAAGCAGAAAATAAATTTAATGAGGAATTAAATAAAAAAATTTTTCTTCCTCCAGAAGTTCCCATTGAACAAATTATCAGCACTCCAGAAACAACTACAAAATCTGAGCCTTTAATTACTCCGGATGTTCCTGAACAAAAAACTAAAGTAGAAGATGTAGGTTTCACAGAATCAAAACAAACCTTATCTGATTCTATTTACACTGATGTAACCGTAGAAGGGCTTACTGATTTTATCGGAGGCATAAACTTTCCTGATGATAAAACAGAAAACAATTTAAGACTACATACAGATAGAATTAAAAAAATAAAAGAAGGAAAAGTAGACTCTTACCCTGGAGGACCACAAAACGAAAGAATAGTCTTGAAAGCCCCTGGAACTAATTTACCTGATATAGCAATTGGTAATATTGAATTTGATGATTGGAAAAACAGAATTGATTCAACAATGAATAAAGAGCAAATACTTAACGCTGCTAATTGGTATAAGAAAATTTTTGATGAGTTCGATTCTATTGGAGCTGGTGACAAAGCGGAAAGAGATAAGTTAGCCACTGCTTGGTTATCAGGGCAACAGAACGAAACACCTACCAGTGCTTTAACTAATACTTTGTTTATTTACGAGCAAATGCAGCAAGGAGTGCCTTACACCGAAATAAAAGGAAAAGGATTACCCATGGCTAACCAAGTTATCAAAGATATTCTTTTTGAAAAAAAAGTAACAAAAGGTGTCGGACAAAAAATTTCTGATTTTATAGACGCTGGGTATGACAAAGACGTCAGATCCATAATGGGAAATGATGAAGCTGGAGGAGCTCCTTTTGTGGTAGATATACACACCGCTAGAGATATGGGATTAGTTGATAAAACTTATTTAAATAAATTAAAAAAATTAGGATATGAAATACCAGAAGGAATTAAAATTGACATAAGTGAGGGAGGTATTACAGGAACCAAATATGAAAATAGAGCTATGTTTGGAAGAGAGTTAACAGATTATTTAAACAGCATTGAGTGGCAAGGTAAATCCGACTGGAAACCTGCTGAGATTCAGGCCATAGGATGGATGAACCTAACAGACTTTACAGGTGAGTTAGGAACCAGTGGAGATGTATCAATGGCCATGACAAGAAACTTGAGAAGAATTTCTATGGAAGTGGCTCCGGGAGATGGGTCACCTTGGCAGTTAGAGTTTAGTGAAGACTACTCAGAGTTACCTGTCACTAAACAAGAAAAAATAAATAACGATGTTACTGCTGAAGCGATTAAAATGGTTAATGAAGTTTTTGGAACAAATCTTTCTGGTGTCGTTCATGGCACGGGAGGATGGGAGCTTTATCAAAATCCGTCCACAGTAGAACAAACTTTCTCATCAAAAGAAAATGCAAGAAAAGCTGGAGCGATGTTGGGATATTTATTAAACCAAACAGAAGTATGGGTTAATTCAGCAAAAGAATTAACAAAAAACCCTAAAAATATTGGTATAGATTTAGTTGAAGAGGGCACAAGTAATCTAAGAGATAGTGATACTTTAAAAAAGTTTTTTGAATTTTTTGTAACAAATGATCCCAATGGAATATTTAGAGGATATCAGCCAATTGAAACAATGGATGGAAATGATGGTATCAGAATTATTGTGGATAAAGAGGCGATTAAAAACTCTCCTTTAAAAAAAGCAGATGTAATTCCTTACATACAAGATTTCTTGGAAAACACTTTTCCTGATCTTACTAATGATCTTGATTTTTCTGTACAATATACTATATCAGAGATAGAATTAGAGAAATTAAGAAACGACTGGAAGGTAGATAAAAATGGTGAGAGTTATAAAAGGTACTTTAGCGACGAAGCCGGAACAATTAGTCCGCTTAAAAGCTGGTCCGATATCGGTGATTACCTCGAAAAACTTACGGACTTCTTCGGATCGCAAATCGAAAAAGCAAAAGGAAAAAGCGTAGATAAAAAAAGAAAAGGCGGATACGTAATGCCTTTACCTAAAATAGACATGTTGTAAAAGACATGTTAGGTGCTATAAATAAAAAATGGTAGATAATATAGACAAAGCTTTAAACCTAGGCGGTAAACCTGAACTTGAAATTTTAAAAAAAGAAACGGAAGTTGTGGTTGATGGACAACGAGTTCCGGCTCCCGAAGGATTAGAAATTCAAATGGACGATGACGGTGGAGCAACTTTAGACTTTGATCCAAAAGAAGCTTTACCTGAAATAGAATTTTATTCTAATTTAGCAGAAGTTATTGATGATAGAGATTTAGAAACTTTGTCTGACGAACTTATGGGAGACTTTGAAAGCGATAAGTCTTCACGTAAAGATTGGGAAGACGCTTATGTTAAGGGTTTAGGATTACTAGGACTGAAGTATGAAGAAAGGTCTAATCCATTTAGAGGAGCCAGTGGAGCTACCCACCCTTTGTTAGCAGAAAGTGCTACACAATTTCAAGCAACTGCATTTAAAGAATTGTTACCATCTGGTGGCCCAGTAAGAACAATTATTATGGGAGACGAAAGTCCTGAAAAGTATGCAAGAGCTGGACGTGTTCAAGAGTTTATGAATTTTCAGTTAATGAATAAAATGGAAGATTATACTCCTGAGTATGATCAGATGTTATTTTATTTACCTTTAGCAGGATCGACATTTAAAAAAGTTTACTACGATGAGTTAATGGATAGACCTGTTTCTAAGTTTGTTCCAGCAGAAGATTTAGTTGTTAACTATTTGGCAACAGATTTAGATAGCTGCGAGAGAATGTGTCATGTGATTAACATGAGCTATAATGATTTTAGAAAAAAACAAGTTTCTGGTTTTTATAAAGATGTAGATATTTTACCTCAAGAGGCAGAAGCAGACAGAGTCAAAGAAAAATATAATGAATTGGATGGGCAGAAACCTAGCTATGCAGATAAGGTTATAAAATTATATGAGTTTCACACTTCATTAGATTTACAAGATTTCGAAGATAAAGATGACTCAGGAGAGATGACAGGAATAAAAATTCCTTACATAGTTACGATTGAAGAAGGTTCAACAAAAGTAGTAGGTATTAGAAGAAACTACGAAAAAGATGATCCTAAAAAAATGAAGAAACAATATTTTGTTCAATATAAGTTTCTACCTGGCCTAGGGTTTTATGGTTTTGGTTTAATTCACATGATTGGTGGATTATCAAGAACTGCTACGGATCTTTTAAGACAATTAATTGATGCAGGAACTTTATCTAATCTACCAGCAGGATTTAAATCTAGAGGAATAAGAATTAGAGATGATGCAGATCCTATTCAACCAGGTGAGTTTAGAGACATAGACGCACCTAATGGTGATTTAAGAAACTCATTAATACCTCTTCCTTACAAAGAACCTTCACAAACTCTTTACAGTCTTTTAGGTTTTGTCGTTCAAGCGGGTCAAAGATTTGCTAGCATTGCAGACATGCAAGTGGGAGATGGAAATCAAAATGCTCCTGTTGGAACTACAATTGCTTTATTAGAACGTGGTTCTAAAATTATGTCAGCTATACATAAGCGTTGCTATTATTCTCAAAGAAAAGAATTTAAATTACTGTACAATGTGTTTGCTGATTATTTACCTGAAACTTATCCTTACTCGGTTGAAGGAGCAGATAGAACAATTAAAGCAGAAGATTTTGACGGTAGTTTAGATGTACTACCTGTTGCTGATCCTAATATTTTTTCTACCACACAAAGAGTAACATTAGCTCAAACAGAATTACAATTAGCTCAAAGTGCACCTGATTTACATAACATGAAAGAAGCTTATAGAAGAATGTATGAAGCTTTAGGTATTAAAGATGTGGACGAAATTTTAAGAAAAGACTCTCCTGTCGCTCCTAAAGATCCTGCTACAGAACATGCAGATTTACTGGACGGTAACTTATTGCAAGTTTATGAAGGTCAAGATCATGATGCACATATTCAAAATCATTTAATCTTTGGAACCAATCAAATGATATTGGCTAATCCTCCTATGGCTATGAAACTTCAAAAACATATTTTGGAACATATATCTTTAAAAGCAAAAGAACAAACTGCTTTCTTAGTCAGTCAAGGACAGCTTCCCGAAGAGGACATGGATCAAGCCATTGCTAGATTAGAGGCTCAGTTTATGGGAGAACTAAAACAAGCATCTCAACAACTTTCTGGAGGAGGACAACCTGATCCAGCTATACAATTAAAACAACAAGAACTACAACAAGACGCACAAAAAGATCAAATGGACTCTCAAAGAGATCAAGCTAGAATTCAATTAGATGCTGAAAGATTAAAACAAAAAACAGCAATAGACCAAGCTAGAATACAAAAAGATTATGATATAGCTGATAAAAGAGCAGAAGTTCAGTACGATAAAATGACAACTCAAAGTTTAAATATGAAAAATAAAAATGCCTCTAAATAAAAAAGGCAAAAAGATTATGAAATCAATGAAAAAGACATATGGAAAGAAAGAAGGAGAAAAAGTATTTTACGCTTCTAAGAATAAAGGCACAATAAAGAAAGTCGAAAAGAAGAGTGGTAAAAATGTCTAGTCCATACTATGTTAAAGATATGGTTGATAAAAAAACAGAAAAAAGAATTCAAAGTATTATTGATGATGCAAGAGTATTTATGCAAAGCCAAGCAGAAAAAGGCGTAGATCTAGTTGAATTAGCTCAAGTTATGTTAAGCATGAGTCGTGAAACAATGGTAGATGCTTACGGTGAATTTGTTGCAGATACCTATATTGCTAATCAAATTAGTAAGTTGAAAATTAATGAAAATAGTTTAACATTACACTAATGACTAAACGATTGACAAAAACTATTCCCCCTAAAAAGGGACCTAAGTCACAAGGCATGGATATTCCTTATGGAAAAATAGTGCCAGTAGGTTCTGTACCAGAAGATAAGAAAAGAAAAAAGGGATATGGAATAGCCTCTAAAGGACTCAAATTCGAAGGAGTATTCTAATGCAAAAATGGATTAAGGACCTTTGGGAAAAACACCCAAAGAAAAAATGGCTCGTAATTGGTGTAGTAATCGGTTGGGCTGTAGCTCAAGCTATCTAATCAATGTTATCAAAATTATTAGGCGGATCTTTAGTTGACACTGTCGGAAAAGTAATCGACAGTGTCCACACTTCAGAAGAAGAAAAAGGTCAGATTAAAATAAAACTTCAACAACTAGAAAACGAGATTAACTCCAAACAAATGGACATTAACTTAGCTGATGCTAAGTCAAAAGCTACAGGCATAGGCGGTATCATGCAGCGGTCGTGGAGGCCCCTCATCGGGATGTCCTGTGCGTTAGCCATAGCGTGGGAATTTGTAATAAAACAATTTTTAGTTTTTATATTGGCAGCTTTTAGTATTCAACATAACCCTCTACCAGAGCTTGACATGTCGACTTTATTCCCGCTCGTCACGGCTTTGCTCGGAATGGCCGGGCTCCGCAGCTTCGAAAAAAATAAGAAAATTACACAATAGTGGATCGTTTCGATTATAAAGTAAAAAAACTAATTCAACAAAAGATAGAAGAAAGAAGAGAAGATCTTTTATCAAGGTCTTTAAATTCGTTTGATGAATACCAGTATCAACTAGGTAAGCTACATGCTTTAGAACAGTTTTTATTGGACTACCAAGACTTACATAATGAGGTAATGAAAGATGAATAAAATAATACTTCCTAAAGGCTTTAAAACAAAAGCAAAAGAAGAAAAGAAAGAAGAGAATAAAGGCCCTGCTATGGAAAGAGTTCCTCAAGCAACTGGCTGGAGAATTGTGGTGCTTCCTTATAGAGGAGCAGAAAAAACCAAGGGAGGTTTATTGTTGACAGATAAAGCAATAGAAGAACAACAGTTAACAACCAACGTTGGTTTAATTTTAAGTATGGGATCAGATGCTTATGCTGATAAAAATAAATTTCCAAATGGACCTTGGTGTACAAAAGGAGATTGGGTTGTGTTTGCTAAGTATGCAGGCTCCAGAGTTAAGATTGAAGGCGGAGAAGTTAGAATTCTTAACGATGATGAAGTATTGGCAAAGTTAAAAGATCCTAAAGATGTATTAACCCTTTATTAAGGAGAAAAAGATGACTGAAGAAAAAATGGTAGACCTTGACACTACTGGCGAGGGTCAAGAGGTTGAACTTCAAGAAGAAGAATCTACTAAAGAGAAAAAAGTCGAAGAAGAAAAAGTAGAAGTTTCATCTGAAGAACCATCTAAAGAAGAGGTAAATGAAGAAGAAGACTCTAAAGATGATGGATTAGACAAGTATTCTAAAAATGTTCAAAGAAGAATTAAAAAACTTTTGGACAGAGTAGAGAAAACTGAACAACGTGAACAAGAAGCTCTTCGTTTTGCAGAAACTGCTAAGAAAAAATACGAAGAATATGAGACTAAAATAAAATCTCTAGATGAGAATTATATCGCTGAATATGAAAACAGAGTTAAATCTCAAATAGAGCAAACTAAAAAAGTCTATCAAGATGCTCTGGTGAATAATGATGTTCCCGCTCAAGTAGAAGCACAAAGAGCTTTGACTAGATTAGCTATTGAAGAAGAAAGAGCTCTAGCTTCAAAACAACAGAGAGAAGCCTTACAAAAACAATCAGAAGGTTTAATGGCCGAAAAACCTAAACAACAGCAACCTGCTCCTGCACAGCCTGACCCAAGAGCTGAGGAGTGGGCTGAAGAAAACTCTTGGTTTGGAAAAGACGAAGCCATGACCTTCACTGCTCTAGCTCATCATAAAAATTTATTAAAAGAAGGATATAATCCCAAAAGTGATGAATATTATTCAGAAATAAATTCTTACATGAGAAAACAGTTTCCTCACAAATTTGAAGAAACAAAAACGGAAGAAGCAAAAGAAAAAGCACCAGTTGTAGTGGCTTCTGCTTCTCGTTCACAAAAAACAAGCGGTTCTAAAAAAGTAAAGCTTACACCTAGCCAAGTAGCGATAGCAAAAAAACTAGGTCTTACTCTTGAACAATACGCAAAATATGTATAGATTGGAGACAATATGGTAAATAAAATGCTAAGATCTAGCGAGACTAGGGAAAAGACAGCTCGTAAAACAGGCTGGACTCGACCTTCATCGTTAGACGCACCCCCAGCACCAGACGGATTTAAGCACCGATGGATTAGGGAATCAGTTAGAGGTTATGATGATACTAAAAATATCATGGGAAAATTACGAGAAGGATGGGAATTAGTCCGATCTGACGAGTATCCTGACTGGCAACTTCCAACCATTGAAGATGGTAAACACGCAGGTGTTATAGGGGTAGGTGGGTTACTGTTAGCTCGTATGCCAGTAGAGACCGTTGAAGAGCGTAATGCTTATTATCAAAACCTAACCGAGAGCCAAAAAGAGGCTGTCGACAGCGATCTACTGAAAATCGAGGATCCTCGGATGCCGATCAGTAAACCCCAAAGGCGAACCAATGTAACATTTGGTAAAGGAAACAAGTCGTAATCGGCACGGTTTGTTGAACGACCAATACTAACAACGTATTACAAAGGAGTAATATTATGGCAAATCAACAAGGCAACTTTGGATTTCGTCCAGTGCTAATGATGGGTTCTGCATATCAGGGCCAAGGTCAACAACAGATGACCATCGCTAGTAACGAAACGAATTCCATTTTTATGGGAGATCCTGTCGTGCTAAACGCAAACGGATCAATCTCTCGTGGTTCCTCTGCTGGTGCTGAGCTTGTTGGTGTTTTCAATGGTTGTTTCTATACAGACCCAACTTCACAAAAACCAACTTTCTCAAATCACTATCCAGGGGCAATTGTAGCTGATGATATCGTGGCAAACGTAATCAGTGACCCAGACGTCATTTTTGAAGTCAAAGTAGACGACACAAATGGTGGACGAGCGCAAGTTGGTTCAACTGCTAACATCGCAACTTATGCAGCAGGATCTACCAAATCAGGTATTTCAGGCGTAGCATTAGATGGTAGTACATTTGCAACCAGTAACGCTTCCAACTTCGCTGTTTATGATCTTTCAACAGATCCTGACAACAGTGACTATACTGCTGCTAACGCTAACATTCTTGTTAGAATTAACAAACATCAGTATAGAGATACCACAGGAATCTAAACTATGGCTATATCTAGAAGTCAACTCGTTAAAGAGTTAGAACCAGGTCTAAACGCACTGTTTGGCTTGGAGTACGCAAGGTATGAAAACGAACACGCAGAAATCTTTGACAACGAATCTTCAGACAGAGCGTTTGAAGAGGAAGTAATGTTATCAGGTTTCGGTTCTGCACCATCAAAAGCTGAAGGTGCCGGCATATCTTATGACACAGCAGTTGAAGCATACACTTCACGCTACACACACGAAACAATTGCATTAGGTTTTGCAATAACAGAAGAAGCAATCGAAGATAATCTTTATGATCAGCTTTCATCTCGTTACACAAAAGCTCTTGCAAGATCAATGGCAAACACAAAGCAAGTTAAAGGCGCTGATGTTTTAAACAACGCTTTTGCTGGTGCAGGTGCTGCAGGAACTAATCCTGGTGGTGATGGTGTATCACTTATCAATACACAACACCCATT